AATCCGTTTTCATTTTTCACACCCTGAAGGGCGAACTTCATTTTCTTGTTGCATATTTCGCAACGCAAGAAGTTTTCCATGGTACTTTCCCTTTCCTGATATATTCTATGTTTTCTGATATATTTGTCTATTGTTTTTTATTGCGTTTTCTTTACAAAATATGGATGTCACAATCCTAAAGTTTTGCGCTATAATGCCGATACAATAATTAGAAAGAGAGAAAATATGACACAGAAAACATGGGCTGATATGACCCCCGCCGAACGCCTCGAAGCGATTCGCGCGACGACCCCCGCTGACATGATAGACGACAGGACGGTCTCCCTCTGCGAGGCCGAACCGATGAGTGATCGTCATGTCTAGGATTATCTCCTATTTGCAGGCGGTGCGCCTGGCGACTAAAAACCGCCGACGGGTAAAACGGATCCTCGACGAAATTGACGCGCCTCGGAGTTTGGCCATAGCCGAGGCGCGCATGAGCGCCCGCTTCCATCTTGATTTCGCAGGTGTTTGTTTGCGTGATTATTCCTCATTGGAGACCCATGAGGTGTGCCATGGAACCAGAAGACAATAAGGGACGAGGGAAACAATCTAAGGGACGAGGGAAACAATCTAATGGACGAGGGAAACAATCTTACGTGCTCCAACAGGCGCGGCGAAAAAAAGAACATTCTTTTAAGAAATTACTTGGACAAATCGAGGTTTGTGGTTATTATGAGTAATACCATGATGAGATGCCAGCACTCATGGAGAGATTCCGCCGACTCTAGCTCCCACGGCGGCACTATGACACACTATTCTTGTTGCTGCCTATGCGGGGCATCCCGTGAGAGAGGTGCGTCGTGATCGCGATCCACCAAAGCGATGGCCCGATAGGGACTCTCGTATACGAGCATATCAGACCTGTTGGCAAGGGGGCATAAAATGAAGGAATTGAGTGCCGAGTCCATCCGTGGCGGAAGGACAGAAGGCAATTATGGAACAATAATCACCTATGAGCAACGTGCATAGAGGTCGAAGAACAGGCTAGCCATCTGCTCCCGGCGTGCGGCGTTGATCGGACCCAACTGCTCCCGGTGTGCGGCATCGATCGTATCCCGCTGCTCCTGGTATGCGGCGTCGAGCGTAGCTAGTTGCTCCTGGTATGCGGCGTCGAGCGTAGCTAGTTGCTCCCGGCGTGCGGCGTCGATCGGATTCATCTGCTCCCGGTATGCGGCATCGATCGTATCCCGCTTCTCCTGGTATGCGGCGCACCCGCTTGCGCTCAAGAGATGGGCAGCCGCCCACGAAAACGAAAAATCCCTTGCGTGTCCGACGCATACGTCGCGCGTGAGTGCGACTGAGTCGCCGAAATAGGCCCTGAATCTGAGAAGTTCGGTTTCGCACGCACCGAGTCGCTTGAGTTGTTTGAGGGTTATGTGCATGATTTTACTCCTTTTTGCGGCTTCGATGCCGATGCGGATTTGTCTGTTCGGCAAGATTTCGACAGCGGACGTTTCGTCTTCACCTATAAGGAGGAGTGACGCTCCTATCATCGTATTCCCATGTCGCGCCGACACGCGGCACAGAGAGTACGTGCAGGCGTCGTCATTTTTTCGCACCCCATGCATTGAACGGAGCGCCTCTTCTTATATTCTTTTCTGGACACGTTTTCTACGCGCTCCGTGCCTGGGATGGGATGGCGTATCCCTTGTCGGGCGCAATGAGGTCGATCGTGCCGTCTGCTAGTATCGGGTATCGCTCCGTATGGAGGTAGTGGGGCATTTTTTTGCCGCTCGGAGCGTCAAAAAAAACATCCGCAGCAGACGCAGTGACGTGCCGCCCCCATACATACCTCGTGTAGATTGGACTCATGACGCGCTACCGTACGATGTCGCGATGACCGTGCCTATCGTATCAGGCCCGCCCACCGCGACGCAGACGGTCTGCCTGCGCCGTATGCTGCACCATGCACAGACCGCGTAATGCGTCATATAGCCGTCGCTGTGGTAATTCGAATCCCCTCCATCCTGCCACAGGTGATTACACTTCGACTTGATTTTCATAAGATCTCCTCGATGTCGCGAGTATACCATTCTATCGGCAGACTGTATCCGATTGTACACGAGGCAAGCGCAAAGAATCCTTTACGAGCAAGGTATTGCCAGGATATGTGTGCGATGTATAATAGCAGTGAGCCCTTGTTCCGCAGGCCGCGTATGCGTGGTATCAGGACTAGATCCCGATCGGATTGGACGCATGTCCCTGGGGCTCACCTTACAAATGCCTCTCTCGTACGGGAGGTTTTTATTTTACATATCCGATAAACATATATATATCCCTTAATAATGAACCCTCCCGGCTTGTTTTTTCGCCTGCGGAGGGTTCGGGCAAGGATGGGTCCGAAGAGATTGTCTCATATCGAGATTAAAAAACAAGAGATTATTTGTCACAGTACTGTAAAAATAGAAAAGACTCCGGACAGTATGTCACATTCCTGTCTCTAGGTCAACCCTCGCAAGCGTAAGGTTCTCGACTTTTCGCCGCACAGGAATTTTACACATGGGCACAAGGAACCCGCTAAAGTAGGTTAGAAACCCGGTCGATACTATAAGCACAAGCACTCTCACAGAAAGAGAGAAACGACATGAAAACGTATATCATATATATACCAAAGCAAGAAATAACCGTGCAAGCTGACAGTGAATCGTCGGCGCTCGACTATGGGATTGCCGATCTTGATTATTGTATCGAGGAGGAATAGGAATCTTTCTCTGCCTAAAAACTATCTCTATTTTCAAAAAGCCTCTCTCAATCGGGAGGCTTTTTTTGGTTGTCGTGAAAAAGAACGCCGTCTGGAGGAGCAGCGTTCTTAATGTAGAGACACCTTGTGAGTGTTGTTCTACAATATTCAACATCACAAACATAAGAATAGTTATTATTATGTCACGATCCTGTCCTACCTGAGGATCACCTTTTGTATGTCACGCTCCTGTGGGAGAGTGCTGGGTGTATGTCGTTCGCGCTCTCCACTCGGAAAGTCCAATGATTTCCTGGGCCTGTAGTCCGTTTTCACCAGCGAGGGTGATTAGGGTATCATTATGGGGGGTCTCGCTTCCAGGCCTAAAGCGCGGCCCCGCTACGATTAAACGTGAAAAAAACACCTTCTACGATGGACATTGTAGAAGGTGCTGCCCGTGCTCACTGTGGCGTATTACTCGCGCCGCCTGTGCTTGATTATGTGCGGGCACGAGTCTCTGCCCCATGTTTTAGGGGTGGGGTCATGCTGGCGTTTCAGGGCCTACCCCGCGTCGCAGGAAAACTCGTTTATTAAATGTACTTCAGGAACGTGACACACTTGACACATATGATAATATATAAATGTCACAGTTTTCGCGTAATCAGATTATTTTCGGATAGTTTGCAAGTAACAAGATTGTGACAAGAATTCTTGAGTAATCGGGAATTCTTTTTATTTCTCTTTAAATGAGATTTATATAAATGTGACACATCTCCTATATTAAATAATATGGAAATATTAGGGTGGATCGGCGATATTTTTTCTATGATTGGCGCGTATCGCATAGCAATGGAGCAGCGTGACGGCTTTCTTTTCTTTATATTCTCCTGTATATTTTTGTTACCGCCATTAATTGTTTTCCACATTTGGAATCAAGTTGTTTTATGTTGTGTCTATTTGCTTTTTGATATATTAGGATATTGTAAGTGGAAATAATCCTTAACACAAACATAATAAATCTTGTCTTGTAAAATAATTCCTGTTCGAATATAATTTAGGTATAAATCTGAAAAAATAAAGAAATAGAAATAGAAAATGTACTATGTATTCTCTATATAGTATATGTCGGTCGGGAAAACTCTTAGCGGCGAAATCTTTTAGGAGTGTTATATGAGCCTAGAAAATGAAGGTCGGAGAATAATTATTAAACAAAAAATGATAGAGTATATCCAGAACTCTACTGATCAAACAAGAATTATTCTTATTACTCAAAATAATAACGGCGGGCAGCTTACGATTTCACACCATGGTTGTGACTTGATTGAGCAAGTTGGGATGCTTCAGTTAGTTTTAAAAAATGCATTAGATGGGGTACATAAACAATGAAATTTCACGAAGGATTGCGTGTGAAGCATAAAATTTGGGGACCAGGAATTGTTTTACAATCTGATCCTCTTCAAGTCGAATTTTATAGAGAACCTATTATAAAAACATTTTATGGGAACACACAAGGGCAATTAATTCCCGATAGTCTTTATCAGATGGATAAGTTCAATTTATCTGATCGTGTTATGCATAATACCTATGGTAAGGGGATAATTGTTCAAAAAGATAATACCACAGGAGATACTTTTGTATTGTTTAATAGTGTACAAGATAATGTCTTTTTTAGACAATTTAAATTAAATGATCCTTCCTTACGGAAGGAAGAAAAATGAATAGAGAAGATTGGAAGGAAATAAAAACAAAATATATTAATAAAAATCGCAACCGAAATCTTTGTTTATCGTCTCAACAAATGCGAGGTTTAATTATGTTATGTGAGGGATTAAATTTCCAAGAAATTGGAAAGAGATTATTTATAGAGAAATCGACAGTTAAAAATCATTGTAATAAAATATATCGCAAACTTCATGTTCAATCAAAGACAGAAGCAGTTACTAAGGCGTTAATAAAAGGAATTATTCCTCCTAATGACGCAATCAGGATTTTATATGATTGGTAATAAATTTATTGCTTATTATCGAGTAAGTACTCAAAAACAAGACGATAGTCATCTTGGTCTTGAGGCTCAAGAATCAACTGTCCAGCGTTATTGTGCGGGTAATAATATCGTGTTAATGCGTTCTTATACAGAAATTGAAACAGGAACGAAAAATAATTTAGATAATCGTCCCATTCTTCAAAAAGCTCTTGGACATTGTAAACGTATCGGAGCGACATTAATAATAGCAAAGCTTGATCGACTTTCAAGATCAGTATATTTTACATCTCTTTTACATGCTTCTGGACTAGAATTTATTTGTTGTGATATGCCTTTTGCAAATCGTATAACAATTCAGATTATGGCAATTATGGCGGAACAAGAAGCTAAGGTAATTAGCGAAAGAACAAAGTCTGCTTTATGTGCTTTAAAACAACGAGGAATTAAATTAGGAACACATCGTCCAGAGTGTAGGAATAATTTATCCTGTGTTGGAAGAGTACTTGGGAATAAGCGTGGTTCACAAAGGAACCAACAAAACAAGAAAGAAGCATATTCTGATTTATTGCCGGAAATAATAAGAATGCGAAAAGCTGGCAAAACGCACAAATATATTGCCGAATCTCTTAATATCAGGGGGGAAACGACACGAACAGGGTGTTTGTTTCTTCCTATAACAATTTCTCGTTTAGTCAAGATTGGAGTTTAGTATGGAAAATGATAAAGAGTATGCACTTTCAATAAAGAAAATGATTGATGTTGAAGTACAGAATCGGATTAAATTACAAGATTCTTACTTCAATGATGAGAAATTTTTATTTCCAGATCATAAGTGTGAACCAAAAGAAGATGCTTACTTTGATGACGTAGATATGGGAGCCTGAGATGAATATTGGAGAATTGGTTAATGGTGCTCAAGTTGGGGACATTATTTCTATTGAAGTAAATAATAAATGGGAAGAATATGAAATTGTGAGATTTACAGAGTGTCCGGGATTTGGTTATAATGGGTATTATCCAGATTTAACTATTGAATTGATGAAAAAATCATGAATATTGCATTTGGTTTTGGCATTGGTGTTTTTGTGTATTACTTGTATCAGAAGTTGGAAAATATTCATTATCAGGTAGACCAGTTGTACCAAACTGTTAATGAATTTGAAGAAGAGGTTGAACCAAGTTGCAGTTGTCCTTCGGAGAATTAATATGGAACGAAAATCTTGGGATGAATATTTTTTCGATCTTGCGAAACTTGTAAGTACGCGAGCAACCTGTTCACGCGCACAAGTTGGTTGTGTACTTGTTAAGGATAAAAGGATTATTGCTACGGGATATAATGGTGCTCTTGCTGGTAGAAAACATTGCAATCATGGGAATCAGGATATGTTATGGATTCATGGATCGCCCCCGCCTCCAGAATATCTCGCGAAGAAAGACCTATATATGATAGATGGCATCACACATTGCTTAATCGCCGTCCACGCAGAACTTAATGCCGTCGCAGACTGTGCAAGGCGTGGTATTTCCTGCGATGGAGCAACGATGTATATTACTAAGAAACCATGTGATAATTGTTTAAAGTTAATTTATTCATCTGGAATTTTCGATATAAAGGTATGTGAATAATGTTTAAAATTGGTTTTCGCAATATATGGATGCAAATAGGACTCAATGAAGAGAGTTTTATATGTTTTTGTTTTCCGAATAAAACTCCATATTTTTAGTTTAAAATAAAACTATTTTCGTTTGAAAATATAAAAAATGTTTTTCAAATATTAATTGGGTTAGATATTGCAATTGATAAAATCAATCAAAATTCTATTAACATTAATTTAAATTTATTAATCATAAGAATTGGGATTTCATTTAACCAAATGAATTGTCTGAAGGAAATTAAGGGGAAATAAATATGCTTACATTAAATGATATAAATTTATTAAAGGAAATAATGCCAAATCATATTAATGTTCATCCAAATGTTTCAATTCATGGAATTAGTTGCGAAAGAATTTATAAAAATTGGTTGTTTTGGGAAAACAATAATAGTGGAGAAATTAATAATTATTTGAAGAAATATAAGAAAGGTAACTAATGTTTTACGGACAACGACAAGAAGATCAAAAGATATGTGAACTTCTCGGTGGAGAAAATATACATCGAGAGGGTTTTTACATAGATGTAGGTGCATGGGACCCCAATAAGGAATCCGTGACGAGATTCTTTTACGAAGAATTAGGGTTTACTGGCATTAATATCGAACCTGTTACACGTCTTTGGAATAATTTTTATCCCGCTCGTGCAAAAGATATTAATCTGAATTGTGCTATTGGTAAAAATATTGGTAAACAAACAATGAAAGTTGTTTGTAATGGACATGAGATTACTGGATTGAGTACGTTGCATAAGCAAAACTCTGATAATGCCTGTGCAGGTCGTAACTCATATGAACAGGATGTTGAGGTTTTTACATTAGAGAGCATCTGTGATACATGGGCACAAGGAATTGAAATAGATTTTCTGAAAATCGACGTTGAAGGATATGAAGCGGAAGTTATTTATTCTGGTAATTGGGCAAAATATCGTCCAAAGGTGCTTTGTATAGAAGCGACTGTTCCCTTATCGGATGTAAAATCAGACTCTTGGGATAGTTATGTCAGAGTGATATGTAAATATGATTTTGTTTATTTTGACGGACTTAATAATTTTTATGTTCGTAGGGAAGGTTGGTGATTTATGGGAATTGAAGAATTGCTACAAGGTTGCTATGTTGTTTGTCACTTTTGTAAAGAAGGTAAATTTACTACTATTGATAATGAAACGACAACTGATTTTGAAAAATATCATTTATCACATGGAACAATTGAGATAATTCCAGCTCAGAAGTTTCTGTCTGAAAATCTAAGTTCACAATACATTGATGTTGATCGTCCTGAGCAGAAATCAATTGGAACGTCAATTGGTCCGGTAGAAAAGAAAGATATTATTGAAGTTTTCAAATCTAGTCAATCTGCAAGGATGAAATATTTACAAAAGCAAACCAATAATGCAATTAAGAAAAATGAGAGTTATTTCCCCATCATTCCAGCATTGACTTTACCTGTGATCATAATTAATAAATTCGATGAATATATATTTACGAAGGAGGATTGGCTAACTCCTCAAGCAATAAAAGACTAATTGACTATCTTATAATCTGCCAGGGGATATTATTTAATGGCGAAGACTCAATATAAGTTGGCAAAAACTCTCTCACTCCAAGCAAGACTCAAGCAGGTAATGCGTCTTCACCTTGGAGGTCTTTCTCATTACGCCATAGCGAGAACAATGGAATATAGTATCGAACAGGCAAAAAAGGATGTTGCCACGATTTCACATGCGACAAAAGAATGGGAAGACGTTGGGGAACATTTAAAGGATACTGTTGCAAGAACTGGTGAGTTATTAAAATCTTTGAAATTTCAACAGGACTTGCTTCAAAAACAACTAGATTATGCGAACGAATGGGTTGTTCAATTGGATCAAATGGGTTCTCCTTTACACGAGAGATTAGATAATGGGGAATTAGGTCCAGTTTTATATGGTCCTCGTGACTCTCGTCTTTCTTTAGCTTTATCATCAAAAATTACCGACTTAACAGAACAACAAGGAAAACTTCTTGGTGTGTATGCAAAAACGATGGACGTTACGGTTCGCTTAGAAGAATCAGAACAAACAACAATGCTTGTTCTTCAGGCGATTCAAGAGTGTGCTCCTGAGTTACAATCGAAGATTGTTCGCAAACTGAAAGCATTAAAGGCTTCTGAGGACACTTTTTCTAATATTGAAGTAGAAACAATCGAAGGTGAGTATGAAAATTTTGAAGGACGTAAATTAAATGCCTAGTAATCCAGGTGGAGTTGATGGGCATCATTTAGGTGGCGGAGCGAGGAAAAAGAATCGCACGTATCTTGATATTGATAATGTTTCGTCTAAAGCATCGAAATTAATGACCTCTCTTGATGATTATTTGGCGGCATTACCAGACGAAGATGAAGTAATTGATGAAGTTTTTAAGGAAAAGTTTGTTGATTTAAAAACATGGTTATATGCTCCTGAGTATATGGGATTAGAGATTCGTCTTTCTACAATTCAATATGAAGTTCTGGAAGCTATGGGGGATTATAATCCTAAAACTAATCCTTATACTGAAGGAGTATGTGAATGGGGAAAAGGTTCGGGGAAAGACTTTATCTCTGCTTTATGTGCATTAAGGTGTGTGTATTGGTTATTGTGTCTTAGGAATCCATATATTTATTATGGACTTGCTAAGGGAACTGGTATTCAATTATGTAATATTGCATATACTGCCGAACAGGCAATTTATGTTTATTTTAAACAATTAACAGGATTAATTAAAGCATCTCCTTGGTTTATGAAGCAAAAACCTGATATTAAAAAATCTCGTATTGATTTTCCCAATGAAATTACCCTTGTGTCTACCTCAACAGATGGAGATTCGGCTGAAGGACAAAATTTAATATTTGCCGTTATGGATGAAGCCTCTGCATTTAAGGATTCTAAAACAATTAAGGCACAAACAAGAAAGGATGGTGTCAAGGTTGATCGTGCTGCTGACGCTATTTATAAGGTATTAAGAAGTTCTGTGAACTCTCGGTTTCCTAATGCTGGTAAGGTATTGATAATTTCATATCCTCGCTATAAAGATGATTATATTGAGACTAAATTAGCTGAAAATAAAGAAGCGAATAAGGGTTTTGTTTCTGGTCCATATGCAACCTGGGAGGTTAATCCTTCAAGAAAAAGAGAACATTTTAATGAAGACTATGAAAAGAATCCAGAATTAGCAGATGCGATGTATGCGTGTGTTGGTGAAAATACATTAGTAAATGATTGGTGGGGAGGATTAACTTTAATTAAGGACTCTAATAATTCAATTTATAAAGGAAAAAAACAAACTTTTAGATTAAAAACATTATTAGGGTATGAAATTGAGACAACTGTGGATCATCTATTATTAGATGAATATCAAAATTGGAAAAAATTAGAAGATTATAAAATTGGTGATAAAATAAGTGTTTGTCAAAATGAGCAGAAATTTGGTTCTTATGAAGAAGATTTAAGAATTGCCGAATTAGTCGGACAAATGGTTGGAGATGGATGGGTTGGGAACGAAAATAATAAAAAACCAGAATGTGGATGGGCTTATGCAACACAAGATATGGATTTAATTCAAAGACATATGGGATTTCTCCTAGAATTAGGAGAAAATTTTAATGTTAGTGCTGTTCGAACATTGAGTGGTAAAAAAACTTGCACAGGTATAAGACTAAGAAATCAAGATGCATATAATAGATGGTTCACCTTATTAGAAGGTCATAAAATGGCATGGAATAAAAGAGTGCCTTCTTGGGTTATGCAAGGAACAAAAGATGTTGTTGTTGCATTTTTACGAGGATTATTTGAAGCCGACGGATGTGTTAATAAACAATTAGACTGTAGTTATTCAAGTGTTTCTTTTAATTTAGTTAAAGAAGTCCAATTATTATTAGGATTATTTGGAATAACTTGTCCAATTAGACAACACCAAGGTAAATGGAATGAATCTTTAAATGCAAGAACTAAAACTTCTTGGACAATTCAATTATCTCATGTTAGGAGTAGACAATTCTTTAAAGAAATTGGATTTATTTCCAATAGAAAACAAAATAGAGGAATTGAATTATTGAATTCTCCTGAATGTAAATGGGTTCGACCAACTCATTTAGAATATTATCCAGATATTATTGTTTCAATTGAGGATTCTGGAATTCAGGATGTTTATGATTTATTAGATATGCCAAATCACATGTTTTATGCAAATGGATTAATTGCTCATAATTGTAACCCTCCGTTTTCTGAGGATGGGTGGGTAAAATATCCTGATCGTTTTCTGAAGTGCGTTGCAAATTCTGTAAAACTTGGAACATTAAAATCTCCGATAGATGAAGATGGGATTTATGATCCGTTTTTCCAAGGCATCCCAGGAAAATTATATTGTATTCATGTCGATTTAGCTTTAAATGCTGATAAATGCGCCTTATCTCTTGCTTCACAAGGAAATCCGATCATAAAGGAGAAATGTCCATGTGGAGCAAATGCTCCCTGGGACGAACGATATGAAGTTTGTAGTTCCTGTGGTCTTGCTAAGGAGAAATGGCTTAAAATAACGATGCCTACAATGGTAGTTTCTCTTTTGAAGCATTTTAAACCAAGAAATTCTGCGTCAGGTAGAAAAGAAGTTCATTTTGCAGATATTCGTGAGGAGATATTATTTCTTCGTGATCGTGGACACAAAATTTGGGCCTTATCATATGATGGATGGCAATCAAGGGACTCTATTCAGACAATGCAGAGGTTGTTAGGGAAGAGAATTATTAAAGATCGTTGGGGTCAGCCTCTTAAAGAAGAGGAAATTGCTCAAACATTATCGGTTGATCGTGATACGAAGGCATATGACACTTTAAAAGAGTTTATTTATGACGAAAGGTTTTATATTACTCCTCCTGCAAGTGTGAAGAAAAAAGAAGATTGGGAAGAATCAGAGGACCCTGTGGCGATTGCTTATCGGGAATTTAGAGGATTACGCCTAATCAACTGGAAGAAAGTAGATCATAGCCTGGGGGCTTCAAAGGATTTTACAGATGCTTTAGCTGGTTGTGCCTATTGGGTATCACAAATGCCAATGTCACGAGGTAGAGGGCCATCTATTAGTGGTTGGCGCGAAAACATGGATATTGTTAGGAGATGAAATGCCTTCTAAATTAAACAATAATGTTAAACAAGAAAGAAAAAAGTTTAATTTTGAGGTCCTGAAAAGTAGTCAGGATTCTTTTCAACGTGATATTTCTGCTTTTATGGAGAATATAACAAAAAGAAGATTTTTTGAATTATCAGAACAAATTAAGAATTCCACTGTTGCACAGAAAAAGGGAGTAGGCAAGAATTTAAAATTGCGTCTTCCTATTTCGACTATTGCTGGATTTGGTAATCAATCAGAACAAACATTAATGTCTGCGTTCGGATGGTACTGGGAACCTCTTTTGCATGATCTTGCTTTTTTTGACGAAATGCGAGCAGCAGTTTCCCTTATGTCTGGTCAGGTAAATAAATTAGTCGATACTGCTCTTTGTGGATTTCGCATTGCAAATGACGATCCAGATGTGTTACGAGATTTAAATGAATTACTGATGTATAATCAGAATGTAAATTTGAAAGAGTCTATTCGTAATGCAATGGTTGATCTTTTCTCCCTCGGTAATTGTTATAAAAAACCAGAATGGACGAAAATTAAAGACGGGAGAACAACCCTAGAGGTTATTCGTCCTATTCGTTCAAATGCTATTCGTAAACTTAGGAATGACCATTTAGCGACAGAGGGATATGTTCAATTATTGCATCGTCCCTCTGAGTTTATTCTTGGTGGAACGCCGCATACACCTACAATTTACCTATATGACGAAGTATTATGTGGAATACAGCGGTCATTTGGATGGTATGCATACGGCGAACCTCTTGGTGCATCATTGCCTTTCGCAATAAGGCTTAAATTACAAATGGAACGTGATCTTGCAGAAATGCTTCATCAACATTTGCCAAGAATTGTCGTGACGTTTTCGCCCGATGAACAAATGAATCAAGAACAAGTTGATAAGTCTAGGGATGATTTAAAAACACAAATTTCACAAATGCGACCAACAGATAACTTTGTGACAACTCCCGATGTTGTTGTTTCTTACGCTGGTCCACAAGGACATGCATTAGACTTCTCTTCTACACAAAAACATATTGAAGAGCAATTATTTTATGTTCTTCCTTTTGCTCCGGCGATTATGGGGCTTGATTCTAAAGGAAACCCTTATGATTCTCAACAACATTGGACTGTTGCTTGTTATACCGCCTATGATCTTCGGCATGAAATAGACGTAATGTTCCGACCTATGTTTCGTATCATAGAAGAAGACTGGGGATGTGGTCCAATTACTCTTGCTTACGACGATCTTGATCCCGAGATGACTGCGAAACATGCTGAGACTGATGAATATGTTGCGAATAATGCGGTATTAAAACGAGATAATGGATTTATCGACCAAGATACTGCTGCACAACAGGCAACCGCTCATCATCCAGACGGTCCTGTTAAAAAAGCTGCAAAACCAGGAGCAATTCCTCCTCCGGTCGATAATACAGGAGTAAAAGACGGAGGAGCACCGGGAGGTTCTGGTTCTAAGGTAAGAACAAAAGGTCCTAAAAAGGATGGAACGAAGGTTCCCGATAAGGATAATCGCCCAAGAGGGAAAAGACATTCCCGGCAACAATTTGCGATTACGGAATGGGCGCTTGCACAATTAGAAGAAGAGGATTAATTTCAGGATTGTGACAGGGAAATTATTTAGGAGATTATTCTATATTCAATAATGATTAATTAGGAGATTTTTTATTATGGCGAAGAATAAAGATAAACATAAAGAGAATAAGAAACCTAAAAAAACTGAAGATAAAAAGAAGAAAAAATAATGCCTGATATTCAGACGAAATTACAAGAAACAATTAAATCGCTACAAGAATCTGGTGATTTAATTGGTTCTACTATTTTGGCTGAAGAATCTGCTTCAGGACAGAAAATTCCGTCTTCTCATCTTAATAAGATTCGGAAATGGATAAGAGAAGATATAGACGTAGAAAGAATTCATACTTTTCCTGTTATTATGATTGATACCGCTCCTACGAGGAATTTAGTCATATATACAGCAAAAACACAAAAGAAATCTTTAAATGGATGGTTTGGAAGAACGGTTCTGTTTAATTCAACTGGGGTTGGGAATGTAGGTTTGTTAGGACAGGCAGATCATTCTCTTCAAGCTTCTTCTCAAGTAGCGCGCATATATGATGCAAAGATGGTTAAAACTCCCGATGGTGAAATTGGGACTCTTGGATGGATATTTGCAGTTGAAGGCGTTGACCCTGTTATAGATTCTTTTATTAATAAATTAAATGCTGGTGTTTTACGAGAAGTTTCTATCCATGTTGCGGTTGCTGAAGGAATTTTTTGTTCTATAGATGAAAAACAATTTGCATCATGGAGTGATGATAAAACTGAAGAAAATGAAAAAATTATATGTTTCGATCATCAACCTGGGAATAAATATGGAAAACAAATTTGTTATATGTCGACCGGGGACCATAGAGTTGAACCCTTAGAACTATCGGTTGTTGCTTGTCCTGGTTCGATAAATGCTAGAGTATTAAAACCTGATGAAGTTGAAGATTATACAATGACCTCTCTTAGTGAGGCATTAGGTGGTTCAAAAGAAGTGAAGGAGAATATCATGGCTAAGAAAAACGAATCATCTGATCCCGCATTGAAGACAATATTTGAATTGGCAAAAGAAGCTGGTCTTTTAATTTCTGAAAAGAAAGACGATAAGAAAGAGTCTAAATGTGGAGAGTGTGGTCATCAATCACATGAAGGTTCTTGTTCTGCTAATTGCAATTCTTGTAAGGAATCAAAGAAAAAGGATGAAAAATACGATAAAGAGTCTTTGAACTCCGAGAAAAAGGATAATGTCGTTGATGACGGTGACGACGATGATAAGAAGAAAAAGAAAGAAGAGGAAGAAGCTAATCCAGATCAAAAGAAACCGGGTACGAAATCTAAGGATTCTAAAGAGGAAGAAGAGTCTAATCCTGACCAAAAGAAACCTGGGACAAAATCAAAAGATTCCAAGGATAAAGATAAAGACGACGAAGAAGAGAAGAAGGCTGATCCACCGGAAGGCGATGATGATACAAAAGAATCATTTTTGTTTATAGAAGGTGATTGTCCTGCCTGCGGGCGTTCCGAGGCTTCATCTAACACAGATGAAGAGGCCGTGAAGAATTTGCGCGCTAAAATGACCGAACAGGTTCAATTGATTATTACGGAAGCGAAAAAGAGAATTAAGGCGAATTCGGAAAAAGCGGCTCAATACGATGCTATTTTCTCCCTGTTCGTAGAGGAAACTGCATCGCTTGCTGTCGAGACGGGATTAAAGAAGTTTCAGGAACGTGACAATTATATTGAAACCTTAAAATCTCTGTCTTTTAATGCAGTACAGGAAATTCGTCTTAGTCTTTCTGCAAAACAGAAACCTTCTCGTGAAAATAAGGTTGAAGAATTGCACCAATCAATGTTGGAAAGAGCGAAACAAAATCTTGGAACAGTGATTGAAGAGAAAGATGGCAAGAAGAAATCTGTAAGCGGCTTAACTTCTCGCCCTAAGTTCGCAGTATAATAAGAGGAGCATTCAAATGCCTGCACAATTTCCGAGAGTCAACGGGGTCTTAGTTGATCCTCATACTGCACAAATTAATTCTTTGTATCCTGATCCGTCGCTTTTGGCTGGTTCAACGAATGCTTCTTCGGTTGTGCCGATAACGGGTTCGAGTGCTCAATACGGGCAATTGTGGCGTGGAATGCCAGTTTATATTAATAACACGACTGGTAAATTGGTTCCTCCGAATGATGCAGGAGTTTCTGGTTCGACTTCGATTTATACGGGTGTGCTTGTTGATGATCTATCATCTTTTAAGCTTGCACAGGGAACGAAGGTTTCTTATATTATGCGTGGGCGTATTCGTTCTTACGCTGGTGGGGCCTTAATGGTTGGAGATTGGGTTAAACCTGATGTTTCTGCTAATTTTTCAGGTTTTGTTAAATGGGTCGATGGAACCGACGATGTGATTTATCGTGTTGGACAGTTTCTTCCTATAGATGATGGTTCGGCTGAGAATGGTTCTTCTGCTGGAACTGCTGCTGTTCAAGGTGATTCGATTTTCGTTAATCTTGTCTAATAAATAATAGGAGATTATTTCAGTAATATTCCTCTCGTTCTAGGAGAGACTACAATGTCAGTTTTGAAAAAAATAAATCTTCAAGAAGCCGTTACGAAATTGGTTTCGGAGATTGGCGAGCGCATCCCTCTGAAAGCTTTTGATAAAGTCAAGAAAACTTCAGTTGCTGCACAATGCCGTGAAGCTGGCATCTCTCTTGGAGAACTTGCGGAGTCTCTTGGGTATGATGGTGCTGCTTCATTTTTGAAACAGCAAATGGGAGTGGATGTTAAAACGCTTCGTTTAGAAGAACTTTGGACTTCTGACGAATTGCACGGTATGCAACCGGAATTGTTCTTGGATACAATTTTGATGGCAAACCTGAATGCAATGGTTATGCATAATGTTGTCACGGAGATTCCGATTGAGCGTGGCGAGATTGTGATTCGTACGTTTGAAGATGCTGGTCAGGTTTATGAACTTGGTCAAGGACAAACGATTCCTGACGATCAGGGTATTATCATCCGTCGTACGCATTATGTGAAGAAAATTGGTCGTGGTCTTAATTGGTCTTATGAAGAGCAACGCCGTACGCAATTTCCTTTGATTCAGTTGAATCTTATGCGCGTTGGTCTTCGCATGGCTCTTAAAAAAGACTTGGACATTCTTAATGTGCTTCGTACGGGTATCCCTGCACAGTTGGCAAATGGTCAACAGCCTGCCCAGGCGGCTATTGCGACTCCGACTTCGATTTCACAATCGAATACGGTTGGTTCCGGTGTGCCTGCTGGACAGTTGGTTTTTGCCGATGTTGTGCAAATTGTTACGGACATTGCGAATCGTAATTACCATGGTGATTTCGCGGTTATGTCGCCAGTCACATATGGTAAGTTCGCTCTTATTCCCCAGGTTTCTAATTACCTGAATGCCGGTCCAATGGCATCAAAAGTTCTTGAAACTGGCGTGATTTCACATTTCTTTGGTCTTGACTTGTTTATTACGAAGCAGATGCCCGATAATGAAATTCTTGCTGGTCAAAAGGGATTCGCAGGAGTATTGTTTGTCGAACAACCGCTTCTTCTTGAAGAAGAAAAGATCATTTCGAAACAGATTGAGCGTTGTCAGGTTACGGAATGTTATGTTCCGGCTGTGTTGTATACACAAGCTTTGACGAAAATGGACTTCTAAAACTAGAAACTGTTCTCTAGGAGAAATGAACGTGAAGAAACTTCTGTCGCTTATATCCTTACTTGCAATTACCTGTGGTATTGCTCAAGCACAAAGCATTTCTCTTTCTCCTGGTGTTGCCCAACAGGCCGTTCCTGAGTTTTCTCGCTGTGGATATTCTGTTGCAATATCTTCTTCGACAGCCGCAACAACTCTTTTATCTGATGGTACGTTGGTTGGTCTTGGACTTCATGTATGTGGTTTCGAAGTTCAAATTGTTTCTGGGACTTCACCGACTTTTAAATTAGTTTATGGTACGAAAGTATCTACTGACTGTGACACTGGTGCAATTAATGTAACTGGTGCATTTGCAGGAACTGGTGTATTTACTTCTAGTGGTATTGGAATGCAAATGAATATATCAAGTGGAAAGGAATTATGCATCATTGCGGGGGGAACATCTCCTGTTCTCGCGGGATTTGTGACCTACGGGTATTGGTAAGATGCAAAAATTCAAAATAATAGGATTGCTGTTTTTAGCAATCCTATTAGGCTTTGTTCATGTCGGTAATGTTTCGGCTCAAACATTTGGGACGAATATTCCTTGTTTTAATGCTGGTCTTCCTGTTCCTACTCCAGCAGTGACGGGACAAGTAACCGCTCCTATATGCATTAATGGAAAATTACAAGTAAATGCGATTGGTGGTTCTACTCCTGTTCCCTGTGTAACTGACGGAGCAGGCATATGCTATGTTCATCCGACCGCAATACCGACATTGAACGTACATAGCGTTGATCCTACTCCTATTCCTGTTCCGACTTGTAATTTAGGAATTCCCTGTGTGCAGATAACCGGAGCACCTACATTTCCGCCTTTGCCGACGCCAATTCCAAATTCAACGTCAGTGCCGTATTTCGTGTCGTGCATTGTTGTCTCTTCCGGCGTATGTCCAACTCCGTTAGCAATTCAACCTGTATCGCCGGCTACAACCGTGACTCCCGCCACGCAGATAACAGCAGCGGCTTCAATAACGTCGATTGTGTTGTTTGCTGGAAATGCTTCATTAAATGGATTTACGATTTGTAATTCATCTACGTCTGATGCCTATTTCAACTTCGGGACAACTGCGACGCTAGGATTACCTTTTTGGCAACACTTTCCTGCGGTCACAGTATCTCCTACGGTCGTAGAACCGTGCTTTACTTTATATGGAGTTGGCATATATCGTGGCCCTATATCGGCTATATCGACATCGGCAACAGGATTCTATGTTTTGACGTGGTGGTAAAATGATTATATTATTGCGATCTTTTATTACTCTGTGTTTTGTTGTTGTTCTTAATTCAGTGGTCACGGCGCAATCATGGCCCCCATCGAGCGGAGGCGGGGGCGGAGCAGTTTCGTCGGTTTCGAATACCGACGGCTTCCTTGATATTTCCCCTACAACGGGAGCCGTTGTAGGTGGCCTGCATGTTGAGCCTGGAACACAGTGCTCTAGCGTTTTCGGCACCTCTTTTGCCTTTATCAGCACCGCATTCGGTCCTCCCACAGGGATGACATTTGACGGTTTAAATATCGGCGTTTGCTCAGATATTTACGCCTCCCAGATGCATGCTAGTGTATACCAAGCCTTGCAAACCACAATCACTCCTAGCGAGTATATGTGGGTCGATTATACCAATAATCCAGGGAACGGCATCGGAGCAGGTACGGGCGTGCTCAACGGGATAACCTGCGAGATTCTTCAAATCTCAACGAACACGTTCGGCGGGACAACCGCATGTACTCTCGGGATGGACAGAAACGGTACGTTGACCACGCAAAGCGGGGCTGTTTTTGGCCCCGGAACCGTAAAAACATTCCCCTGGCATCCGGCCACTGATCCATCGTGCACCGTGTCGGCGGGCGGCACTTCCTGCACGACGACGTTCAACGTTCCGGATACTTCAATGCGGTGCACCGCCAATGACGAGGCTACGGCGCTGGGCGGAATCGGCTACTCAATTGCTGTATCCGCTCCGTCAAGTACGACCGTCACGCTAACATACGGGGCAGTTGGCGTCATAGCGGGTGGAGGAGTTGCGACCTTCTCGGTGGTATGCAATTAAAAGAGAGCAGGAATGTTTTCGATTTTAATCGAAGGAGATTATTTATGAAGTTTTTAGCATTTCCGATTTTAGCAATTATTCTTCTTGGTGCTTCTCGTAATGAAATTCCTATTAAAGAATTAACTGTTCGGCATGAAACACAATGCGATTATTCATATGATCGTCAGGAAAAAATAGCTGTTGATTTTTGTTTATTGGCAGCAGACGAATGGGCACAGGTCGCTGCAAAATATAATAAAAAACCAGAAGGACTTTTCGCAGAGATTATGGAAGCATTAACAAGGACGCAAACATCTATGGCAATGAAACATGAAGGTAATGTTAATGCATTATCACAAATGGACTTAGCATTTACTATTGTTAAGGGAGTTTGTCGAGAAGATGAAGCAGAGTTTGCAATTCAAGCATGTAATGCTGTTGGACGTGCCGCTGTAAAGAACTTTCCAGAAGTATATACATTTACAAAACCACAGGAGAAAATAAAATGAAATACCTTTGCTTGTTAGGTCTTCTTGCTCTTACTGCGTGCAAAACTGGTTTTGGTATAACGGTTGTCGGCAGTACGCCGGTTAAAATTAGTGTTCCGATTCCAGGAACCTCCCCATTACTTCTTACCTGTTCGACAAATACGTTTGTTTGTGAAGGAGATATGGTTGTCGGTGGACAAGTAGTCCATATTACGGCTTCAAAAGCTGTTCGCGTTGTTCATTAATTTTTACTTGACTTGAGGAGATTTTTCAATGTCTTTATCTTCAGAAGAAAAACGTAATCTTGATACCCTTGGTGTGACGCATATCTCTATTGAGAATGGCGGATTTTATCAAGGTATTACCCCAGGTGGTTTCCCCGATGTGCAAACGCATATTAAGGTTCCAGGACCAAAGGTGGAATTTGTTGATGCTTTTAGTCGAGAGATCAAAGCATTTAAAGAAATTCCTGAGCCCGTTCAATTTCCTCATTTTAAAATTGTTCTTGAGAAAAATGAACGGTCTGGGTTGTTGGAAGAAATTGAACGGGATTTTAATGCGATGGATATTGACCCTATCCACCTTGGATTGCTTTTTGCTCTCCAGACTGGCGTCATTCGTTATGTTCCAGAATATGAAATGCAAGAGAAATATCCTGATACGTGGGCAAAACGCTCTTTGAAACTTGTTTGGCGCAATGCGTCGGATAAGCCGGAAAAAACGAATCGTCAATTGTTGGATGAAGCGGAACAATCCGACTCGTACTTAAGGAACTCTAAGGAAGTTTCTACTCATGTAAAAGCGGTTCAAACTGCTCTTGCAGAGGGAAAGGTTCCTCCGAAGCCTCTTGCGTTTAAGTAGGGTAAATAGCAAAAGCCCTATCTTATACATAGGGCTTTTCTTTTTAGAAAGGAGTGCATTGATATGATTACACTTACTACAGATCAATTGCGTTCCGTTCTCCAGTTACCGGAGCGCCCTTATTCCGATCCTCGTTTTTATGACGGATCATTATATTATGAACTTGAGCGTTTTGAAGTTGCAAGAATATTATCTGTAAGCGGAACTGCTTCTGGTTCTGCTTATTTGTTTCGGCCTAATGTTGATTATCATCTTAATTATGATTCAATTGATTTTACGGGATCACTTGTTCCTCCAGATTTGAATTCGATGTTCATTACGCAATATACATATTCGCGTCTTGGTAGTTCTCTTGCTTCAACTGCTTGTGCGAATGCTGTAATGATTACGACACAAGACTTAGGTCCATTATATCCGTATGCTTCGCATACTTCAAGTAATATTTCAACTGATCAACTTGCAACTTTTATTGCATCATTTCGTGCTGCCGCTGAAGCATGTAAGGGAATATCTTCTTCTGAAATTGAATTGGCACAGAAACTTAGAAGAGGAGCGGTATTATTCGATGACTCGAAGAAAACATCTGATTGGTTAGATCAGTCAATGAAGTGGGAAACCGAATATAAGAAATATTTAACTATGGTAAGACCGAGCGGAATGGTGAGAGGTTTTTCTCTTGCTCGTCCTGTGGTAGAAAACTTAGTCATGGGTGAAGCAGGAAGAGCATGTTTCGATGGATTGTTCAATGGTTCCCTTCCCTTAACTGGTTCTCCGTGGGGCGGGATTTTCTAATGTCAATAAATAGGTCCAGTCTAGCGCAAAGGGAATTTTCCCAAATATTAATGAAGACTGCTCCTCAGAAGTTATTACTTATTCACGCACTTCCATTGAATTGTACTGGCGGGAATTGCTTTCAAAATGGGAGAGGATCAATCTCTGCATTATGCTCTATATGTGATGGCACAGGATATTTGACTGGATCACAATCGGGAGGTGCGGCACAAAAACCCCCCTTTTCACAAGCACCATATGCAACATCTGTGTTTATTTATGGTGATCTTCAGCAGGGACATGGATTATACGGCGCAGGCGGAGATTTCCTCAAATTGATTGCTGATCTCGGTAAACAAGATGTTGGGGATGGAACTTTATTTTGTAAGATGTGGGATTTTAATCAATTAACTGGAGAAATAGTTTATCCTGTGGTCGATGCGACATTACCGCGACCAGATATCATTGTAAGTGTTTATGGTCAACCATATAATATAATTAGGGAAATGATAGCAGAAGTGGGTAATGAGCAAATTGCTCGTATTTTTTCAGTAGAAAAAGGTAGTTTTTCATCAATGTCTAATGGTGGTCGATAATGTTTCAGGTTAAGTGCGATATTCCAGAAGATTTAGAATCTAAGTTTGCAATTGCATTATCTTCTGAAATGTTGACAATTCGTACTATTGCTATTGCTCAGGAGGCCGGTGTAACGCTTTTGAACCATGCTGTACAGGCATGCATTGATAGTGTTTACGGTGCTAGTTCTGGAACAACAGACTCAGAACATGAATATGAACGTACTCTTGCATTATTAGATTCTCATATTGTGCAAGATAATGGACTAGAACAATTTGTTTGTGTTGACCCCGATTCCGAAGCGATTGATCCTCATAGCGGAAGAGAATCGGTATTAGATTATGCCATTCCTGTGCATGAAGGATATGAGCAATGGTTTATGGGGAATAATACAGGAGAATTTCATCCTGGTAAATTCTGGTTTGATACAACACTTGCGGAAGCTTCTCCTGTTATTTTTCAGTATATTTCTCTTGCATATGAAACAATCGTTATGGAACTGTTATCGGAGGTCTTTGGATAAATATGTATCCCGCCGGAGAAAGTTATTCAACTCTGATGTCTGTTGCATTTCTTAATGCTCTCCAAGATACTAATATGGTTCAACCTACGGGAGTCGCATCAACGGCGTTATTCCCCTCTGATCGTTTTAATATAATTCTTGGGAATGACGCTGCGGTTGTTGGTTCTAAGGATAAAATAAAATTACCCTTAAATTTACCAACGGCATATATTGCGATAGGAAGACCATACGGAACAGAACACGGATACTGCGGTGCAGAAAGTTTCGTTGATGTGCGAGCATATATTCCTTTTTCGGTATACGCAATGACGGCAGCAACACAAGACGATACCGAACAGCGCCTTTTATTCTCTAGGCAACATCGGCAAAACGTATATTCCTCACATGGTTTAAATATTTGTGTAGCGAATACAACAGTCCGTGGTCGCCCAAGAATGCCTTCTCCGATTACTGGATTAATGATTGTGGATTATCAATGGAATTTTTGGTATAGCCGTACTTAATTTCAGGATTGTGACACCTATTTTTATTTGAGTATTTTCTATTTTTTAAAATGACATAGCGGATATTATTCTATCTTCAGGTTTTCTCTAGGAGAAATATCATGGCGCAGAAGACTTTAACAGGTAGAAATATTCGTTGGTACTTCAATGGCGAACCTTTTGCTATGTCGCGCTTGACCATGTTGAAGCCTGATATTAATCAGGGTCTTGATAAGGTTTTGGAATGCGGTAATCCGAATATTATCGAATATGCGAAGAAAGTTCCTGAAACTTCATTGTCTCTTGGTTTTACGATTATAAATAAGGCACAATTGGCTGTTGCCGTTGGTGAATCTCTTTCGGTGACTGTAACAACGGGTGAAGTTCCCCCGTTGCCGGATAATATTGATATTGTTGAACGTCGGATACAACCTGGAACAGAAGGGACGACTTCTGAAGTTGTGCAAGGGTATTCAATTTATCAGGCAGTTATGATTGAGAAACAGGCGTTTGACCAGGAAGTTGATAAACTTCTTGCTGAAACGGTTTCTGCGAAATGTCGGGCTCCGCGTGACTTTGAAGGAATCAATGGGATCGCCTTTCAAAATTTCACTGGTAATGGTTCTACGACTGCGTTCTTGCTTGCTTCGCATTCAGCGTTCAATATGCTTTCAGATGGGACTATGGCGATTCGAGTTGAAGCACCGTTAGGGAATGTTCTTCGCTATGGATCGGCAAACGATTATGTCACGGCCAGTACGTCGAGTACGACAACGGTTACATTTAATGTTGCTCCTGCTTCGAGCACGACTCCGAACGTGTTAGTCGTGTACGCTTTCTAAGATATAGAATTTACAAGCGGTTTGAAACCGCACAAGATTGAGGAGATTATTTCGGTGAATACTTATATCCTAAAAGTTCCACAATTAAAACTCTTTGGTATTAAATTACCTGAGAGTTTTTCTTTGTTGCAATAGGAGATTATTTAAAATGTTTAATAAAAAACATAAAATTCTTGCTTTGTCAGATTTTGGTGTGAGCGGAATTTCCGAGAGCGCGATTGGGCCGCTTAAACATTGGCACGAACAGGGTTATGAAATTTTTCATCTTGCTTTGGGATTTAACGGAATATCTGCTGGAGTAGATGAGCGTTTATATCCTTGGAGAAATCGCCTTATGCCGGTTAATCCCGGTTCCGAAGCTACCAAATTCGGGCAATTGCAAATTAAAAACGCACTTGAAATTTCTCAAGCAGATGTTCTTCTTACCACGTTCGACGTTTGGATGTGTGCGTATATCTCGCAACCAGAAAATGCTACAAATTTAGACGAAGCAACGCGCAAAGTTTTGTCACATCAACATCGTAAGTTTCACCATATCATGTTGTATCCGATAGATGGTGCTCAACAAAATAAATACTTGCCATTGGGAATGGAAGAATCAATACTTGGGGCTGACACTCCAATTACATATTCTAAGTTTTCGCAAAACTTGATGAAAACGAATTTCAATATCGAAGTTCCATATATCCCAATAGCACATGATCCTAAAATATTTAAACCGATGGATAAAAAAGAATGTCGTCGGCAGTTGTATTTAAAAGAAGACGGTTTTTATTGCGCGATGGTCGGAACGAATCAATACCGAAAGTTGTTTGGAGATTTCTTTGACGGAGCAGTTCCGTTTGCAAAAGCACATGATGACGTGTATTTGATTCCCTTTACGACCTGGGATATGCAGATTTTGGGAGGGACGGATATAAAATCTCATGTGTATAAATCAGGAATTGGTGATCGCATTATTGATCCCTCTAATCTTGTTGGAAAACTTTCTGCCGAGGGCATGAGCATGTTTTACAATGCTATGGATGTTATAGTATTGTGTACCGTTGGAGAAGGAGCCGGGCTTCCTCCATTGCGCGCCCGCGCTTGCGGCGTACCTGCGTTGGTGTCAGGTAATACTTCCAATATTGAGTTTGCGGGGCATCAGTTTGAGCTTATCAAGAATCGCGGCAAATACTACGATAATTTCGGTTCCAATCTTGAGCGATACCTTACTGATACTAACGATCTTCGCGAAAAACTAGAAACCTTATATAATAATCCCTCATTTCGACATGAGGTGGGACAAGCGGGACTCGCACATATGAAACAATTCGAAGTTGATAATGTAATGCCTGCGTGGGATAAAATTCTTGATAATATTCCTGATCGAACCGAAGAGGTGGCGTAATGCGATATATAATTATTTCGCCAAACCAAATTAACGATCCTCATGTGTATAAAATTGCACAACTTCGAAATGAGTTTATGCATAATGCTAGAGTGGTGAATGGCGATGAAGTCGAATCTATGGAAATTATTGATTTTAGTATTTTCGATTATCAGTATGAGGATTTTTATAAAAACTTTAATGAAAAGAAAGAACTTGACGGCTCCTGGAAATCTATGTGCTTTCTTAATGAAGAAGTTTTACCTGATCTTAGAAAAACTTTGGTAAGTTTAATTCGGGATAAAGAAAAAGATATTATACATGTTGATCTTGGGAAATCAATTCTGCCTTTATATCTTGCGTATTTCGCAATTCTCGAAGGTGTTGCCCTTAACGTAACATTTCATGTTCCTGATCCTACCGATGAGAAACCAAGTTTTAATATTGGAGGAGATAGCGCATATTCAAATCCTCGGAATAATCTGCGTCGTTATCTCGCAACACAGATTATGAAAAATGCAATGACTGTTTTTATTGATGATCCCCGCATTGTTCAAATTCTTAATCATTTGTTCCCTCGTGTAAATCGCGAGATTCATCTTGATCCTCTTGTTCGTATAGAAAAAGAAGAGAGCGAGTTACAAAATGTTAAATGATCGCGAAAAACTCAAGGACTTTGTTACCTCTACAATCGAGCAGAGATTTGGTGTTATTGCCGATAGCATTAGAAATTTTATTGAAAAGAAAGAAATTTCTGGAGTTGTCGGAGAGATACTTCAAAAGTTCGCGAGAACCCAAGGGAATTACGCGATACGGACGATCCATCAACATCTGGACTGCAATGATGTTACTCATAAAAATAAAGGAGATTAGTCATGTCAGTTATACGCATTCCCCGTAAAATTAAAACCTTTGAGTATGAAGGTGCTAAGTTTGGTCTTCGTCGTCTTCGTGTTGGAGAAATGGCGGAACTAACCCGTCTTACTTCGCTGTATCTTGCTTCAACGAGAAAAGAATTGAAGCAAGTTGTTGAAGATAAGATTACTGAATTTGCTGTTGTTCAAGGTGATCTTGGACTCATGCACGATGCACAGGTGTATTTGGCAAAGACGGCGGTCATTGATGTTACATCTCAATTGCCGATTTTCTCTGGAGATGAAAAGATTGAAGACATTGATAACGATTTTATTAATGTTGTTTGGAATACCTACAATACTACCGATGAAGTAAAATCATCTGTGCCGGATGATAAGAAAGAAGAACCTGCCCGCCCTTTGGACCTAAAAACGACCCCGTTAACGACGACATTAAGCTCCGCAGAAACATCCTCAGTATAGCAGAGTATTTCCATATAAACCCCTTAGACGTTTGTAAATGGGAATATTGCTATTTTCTTGAAGTAGTAGAGGATGTAAATCGTTTCGTCGAGGAGAAGAATGCTCGGCAAAATGACAAGGTTCCTGAGCCGGAAAGAAACGAAGACGGAACATACTTTAATACTGAGTTTCAAGAAGCACATGAAATGTCAGCGGAAGAAATGCTCGCCGAATTAAAGGGAGATTTCTAAGTGTTTGAGCGGAGTATTGGAATACGATTAACTTTGTTGCCTGCCTTTGCAGAAGCGACAAAGTTAATCTTGTCTGATATTGGGGAAATTAATAAGGGTCTTCAAAGCATCAATGAAAATGGCAGTAAAATTAATGTAGATGGCTTGAAGGTTCTTAATACTGAATTGAGTAGTTTGGTTGGCGGAGCAAATGCAGCGGCAAAAGCAATAACAGAGCTTAACGGAATTAAAATAACAAAAAATACCTTATCTGCAATGCAAATAGGCTTACAAGAAGTAAGTGTTTCGGCAAAACAAACGCAAAAAGATATTGCGGGACTTGGCGATCAAACTGCACAAACAGCAAAAGTTATCGAAGAGGAAGTCGGAGCAGCGGCTAAATCATTTTCAATTTTAGGTCAACAAATATTAAATGCTGAGAGAGCATTAGCCAAACTTGGCTTGTTTGCAATGCCGAATATGAATACGTCGATAATCGGTATGCATAATATTGTTTCTGAAATAATGCTTGCGGAATCTGCAATGCGTCGCTTAGATTCGTTTGCTCCGCGACAACTTGAGGATACGGTTCTTCGTCTGAATTCAGGGCTCCAAAATTTACGGATGTTGGCAAGTAGTCAACAGCCCCTTATGCTCGGTCCTGGGCCTGCTTGGGCTACAGGCAACGCGGCATATAATAATGCGCGCACAATGTCTCTTGGGGCAGGCGCGGCACCAGAACAGGCTCCTTGGACTTCAGTTAGAGGTAATTCTCCCTATATGCTCGGTCCTGGGCAATGGAGCGGAAATAATATAACGCCATATGCTCTAAATCAAGGAATTAATCCACAGTCAACCCCATATGAGCCAGGTAACCGTGGACAAGTTTATGAGGGTCCTGGTGCGATTACACCATATGTTCAAGATTTGGGACGCGGACAATGGCAGTCTCGTAATATACCAGGTTCTCCGAATTATGGACCGATGATCCCGGCGAATTATGGTAGTGAAGGCACAATGAATGCTGGTCGTGGGATTATGCGACATGGCGATGTAATGCAATCTGCTGGTTGGTCAGGAGCAATGAATGCAATTATTCTTGAAAGTGTTTTAAGTCCGCTTGTTAAGTCACAAATGGATATTCAGGATTTATATGGTGTTGCCGGAGAAGCATTGCAGGCAGTAGGGGCAAGACCTAAGAATTATCAAAATATTATGTCTGGAGCAGAAGAGGCCTCTACGAAATATGGTGGTTCACTTCGCGAAAATGTTTCAGGGATGTACACTTTTGCATCTTCTGTTCCTACTCTTTCTAAGATTAATTGGAATGACCCACAACAAGCGGAATTAATGAAAAAATCATATGAGAAAATAACCGAAGGAAGTATTATTGCTGGTCGCTCAACACATCCTGTTTCACAGGAACATTCTATATTAGATATTTTAGCATCTGTTACTAATCTTGGCATGCCTATGAAGAACGCTAAAGAACTTGGAAATTCGATTAACGTCTTAACTGATGTTTTTACAAATATTAAGAATTCAACTTCTACGGACTTTGATTTACTTGGGACAACTGTTAGAAATGTTGGAGCAGTTGCCCACAATATGGGAGTATCTTGGCAAGACACGATGGCCCTTACGGGATTACTTGCTGAAGGTAAATATCGTGGTTCGATTGCTGGTACATCTTTAAAACGTATTTTTTCTCGTCAGGCAATGGACCCTAAGCAGGCTGCAAAAATGGAGGAACTTGTCGCTTCATTTGGTGGCAATGTTTCTATGTATGATAAACAAGGGGCAGCGTTATCTCCCTTGGGTTTCTTCGCAAATATTGCCAAATTTGAAGATCAACATTTGCGTGGACCTAATGGAGCAAAAGCAAGGTCAAAATTAGAAGGTTCTCTCTCTGGTTTATATGCTGGTGCTCCTATGGGAGAGCTAGTTAATCTTGCTCGTGGTTTTGGAGGGAGTGAAGGTCTTAAAAAATATGAAAAAGATTTAGTTGGCGGGGCTCCTGGTGCAACTGATAGAGCATATCAAACACGAGATATGAATGGTCAAAATATTAAAATCGAAGGACAGAAGGTTGATAATTCTTGGCAATTAGAAATGCACAAGACGTTTGTAATGATGCAACCTGACCTTGTAAATGCATTGCATGGAATTCAAAAACTTATTGGTATATGGCATGGTATGTCTGATCCGGTGAAGAAATTTATTTTAGATGCTGCTGCACTTGCATTGGGATTATCGGCGATCACCGGCATTAGTGGTATTCTTATTGGGAATTTCTTAAAGATGGGAGGAACATTAATATTCCTGAGTGGTAATGCCTTGAAACTTGTAGAACATTTTAGCGGATTTGTTTCCATTATCCCTCGCATGATTGCTGGTGCAAGCGGACTTGTTGTTGCAATGGGACCTATTGGTTGGACAATTTCCGCAGTAATTCTTGCAGTTGGAGCATTAGCTATTGCCTGGTCGAAAGATTGGGGTGGTATACGTGAAAAAACTGCTGAGGCAACTTCTGGAATTACTACTGAGTTTCATAATATTATGAATGGATTATCAAATCTTGCTCAATCGGGAATGACCTATGCAAAACAATTTGGAGATGGAGTTGTTCATGGTTTTCAGGATGTCGCGTCACGAGTTAAAAGTGCATTAAATCCAATTGGTAATCTTTTTCCACATTCAGAACCGAAGGATTCATCTTCTCCTCTTGCTGGAATGGGACATTCTGGACAAGCATACAGCGATCAATTTATTGAAGCAGCAATTATGGGGTTTGGAAGTGGGGCAAAGAAAGTTAAGAAAGCTGCAAAACCTATTGGAGATGTTTTCATTGAATTAAAATCTGAAAGTGTGCAACATGTTCAAGAAATGGCAAAACAAATCGAACAGGAATTAATTAAGGCTGGTACGATTGTAAAAAATCGTTGGATTGATCTGTATAATCCTAAAACCGGACAAATTACAAGAGTACATGGAGATATCCAGGCATATAGGGTAGCAGTTGGTAAAACTGAGCATGATGATTCAGTCCAAAAAGCCCATGATTATTTACAAAAGATTCATCGTGAAATTTTATCTGGTATGCCGGTGAATATTGATAAGGCAATTGCGACATTAACAAGTTTATCTGTTCATGCATTATCCGAACATGCAATGGCTCAAATTAATCAAATGATCTTTATGCTTCGTGGAGCATCGGAAAAAGCTGGAAATGAAATCAAAAAAGCATTTGAATCTAAAAAGACAAGTTTTGATTCTCAATTACAAACCGTGAATAATGCTGGAAATAGATTTGATCTTATTCAACAGGATTCAAAAATCCCTACTTTAAGTAGTGAACCAACTTCCAAGGAACTGCAATCCGTAATTAAGGCTGAAACCTCTGAGAGAAATATCCTTGCTTCTGTACTTTTGAACGAGAATGAAGATGTAACGAGATTACAAGGAACATATGAAAAATTAGAAAAAGATATTGCCACATTAAATGGAACATCTAAATATGAAGCACAAATTAGAGCACAATTAAAGGGAGAATTATCTGCTGCTAATGATGAGTATGGGCAAGTAACAGCAAAAATGACACAACAGAAGGCCGTTGTTGATGGATTAACTGCATCAGTAAAACAGCAAACGGATGCGATTCATAAAACAAAAGACACCTGGTCAGGGATGTTCTACAATATTCAACAGCATAACGCTGCAATATTAATAGACCAGAATTTTAAATCGCTTGCCGATCATGTACAGAATTATTTTAATCTTCAGAATTCCTCAATGGGTTCTGCTGGTAATTCTGCTGGTCGTCAACAGGCAAACAATTTTGCTAATCAGGCGATTCAACAATTATTTCAACAGATGTTTGATACCTCTGCAACCTCAAGTTTAGTTGAGAAAATTTTTTCGGGACATGCTGGTAAAAAGGGGAATAAGCATGAAGCGGCGATACCTCCGACTCTTGCGGAAACAAAATTAATTGAACACATAGGAAAGGCAAATACACAATTAGATAAGATTGCAAAAAATACGGAATATTTAAATCCAAAGAATATTAGCGGTATGCCTACTCCTGTGACAATGTTCGATCAATCGGGTGGAACCGATCTTGGACAATCTTTGGTTGATGTGCAGAATGCTATTCTTAATAATAATGTAAGTGCAACATATAGCGGTGGAAGTAGTATCTCTAATAATGCGGGAGAAAAATCTAGTTCACAAACTTCATTGCAGAAATTCCAAGGTTTAGCAGGACAAGTTTCTGAGGGATTAAGTTTAATTAATGGATTAAAAGCAGGTGGATTAGGCGGAGCGATTCAATCTGGCTCTACTGCATTTCAAATGACAGGTAATCCATATATTGCTGGAGCAGCAGCATTAGTTGGTTTCCTTGGTATTGGTCCTCATGAAACACCGGCACAGCAACCTGATCTTAATGATACAACATATCAACAACTCTTACCAAATTGGGCCGGAACGCAACAAATCCTTGGTAATCAGGTAATCCAACCGAATCAACAATATTCAAAGTATGCTGGTAATCAGAATATGGCTCAACAAACATATTCGTTTATTTCTAATCCATCCTCACAAATTGGGATGAACCCTCAACAAATACAACAAATACAACAACTGCAAGCTTTAGCGAATAATAAATCCGGGATCAGTATGGGAGCATCAGGATTAGCAATCAAATCGGAACACCAGGGACAATTAACGCTTGCATCTGGACAAACTATTTCTGTTACAGATTTTGAAACCCTTGTAAATAGTTCACAAGGTATGTTATCAGCATTCAATAATAATGTTCTTCAGCAGCAGCAAAATGCTGATCGTCTTGCATCTTCATTTACTTCATTTGTATTAAATGGACCACAGGGATTTAAGATGCCGGATTTTGTTGGGGGTGGTTCCGGTGGACTAGGTGTACACCATGTAATTCCTTCTACTGGTGCAAGTTCGACAATTAGAACATCTAATATGGGATTATCGAATACCGTTGGAGATTTAGGGCAAAATCAACAACCTGCTCCAATTACGATTAATATCCTACAGGGTGGTTCGATTCATGGTTCTGACCAGGCATCTATTCAGGCAGCAATTCAAGCAGAGATTCCATCTATTATTCAAGCTGTTGGTGGATCACATAATACAACAACGAGGTTAACGGGTTCTTATGTTTCTAATACCTTTTGAGAAAGGAGGAATAATATGGCAATCACGCTTACTCCGCAATGGTTGATTGATAATGTGGCATTACCTCGTAATCCGAATTCCTTTAAATATACTTTTGATAAGGTAAATGCGACATATGAAAAACAAGCAGATGGTCGTCAAATTCGTATATCTGCTCCTAAATTGCAAACAGCTATCGACATTGTTTTAACATGGAAATATGCGCCACGTCGTATTATCCGCTCAATTTTACAATACTGTAATCGGACAACTATTGAATTCGATCAACCTCATATTATCACAATTACAGGAATTCAACCTCCTCTTATTATTAAGGGATGGTTTGATACGCCGGAAATAACAATGTCTCAGGAAAATGTAACATCTAGAGTTGGAGAGGGAGGTACATTTCAAGATTTACAATTAACACTACGATCAGATGCATTTGGTTTTCAGTCTGCTAATTTTATTCCAACAGGTTCATCGGCGATATATGCTACAATTGCTTCTAATTTTGGTGGAATAATTGGCAATTCCTTAGATTATTTACCTGCTTCACAATGGGATGGTGTTTCATATTGGCAGCAACCTTTTGCTTCTTCTACTAATATGACAATTTGGAATCTTGGAGATCAACAATGGTATCCAATGATTCAAATAAATGGCCCATTTACGAGTTTTACATTAATTCAAAACAGTATTAAATTATCATATGCGGCGCAACTGGTTCAATTTCTTTGGACAGGAGGCGCAGTTGCATCTGGAAATGCAGTTATTTATGATATGATGCAGAATCGTTGTTATCTTGTGACCGCTTCTGGAACAGTCAATACTGAAGTATATACGTATGCACTCCAAACAACTGGAGATAATTTACCATTTGGTTATTATCCCGGTTTAGTTGTTGGAAGCAATTCTTTTTCTATTTTAGCAACAGGTTCTTTTACTGCTGCAACAAATATAGATTTTTCCCATAATGGAGCAGAACGCTTTAGGTATTGGGGATAATATGAGGGCAATAAAAAACTTACAAGATTTTCAATTACATGATTTCGTAAGTTATAATTTTAAAAATTATCAAATGTATTATATTATTATCTATGATACAAATTTCGTTTGTCAAGTGAGTAAGAATTAAAATGGGAAGTCCAACGATTTTAAAGCAAGCAACACTTGGTTTATCTAGTATTGGCGCACAACCTGTTATGTTTGGAGATTGGCTTGCCGCATTTGATCCTACTCTTACATATCGACCTGCTAATGGAAACCTTATTGTTTTAATAGGACAAGGAAACCCAGGTCCAACTCCTTTTGATGGAAGATTAGGAACAGGGTGGCATGGACTTGATATTAAACCTCCTCCACCCCCAGGAGGAACATTTAATTGCTCTTCAAATTTTTATACATTTGTTATATGGAAAATATGGGAAGACTCAGATACTGTTGGGGAAATAGCATTTATTTCAACTGCAAATTATAGTATATTTGAAATTACTGGTTATGATCCTATGAATCCTATTCAACAAGTATTATGTTCAATCACTGCACCAGTGTATTCTCCGGTCACTACAGTTCCTATAACTCCTGATTCGATTGGAATGTTACCAATATTCTGTGTTGCTAATGAGAACAATGCTGCTGCCCCAAGTGGTCCTACAAATTGGACTGGAGCAACTCTTGTTGGATACAGTTATGCTGTATTTCCAGATGATACTCCATCTATCTTTTCTACTGCTATTGGATCAATAACAACAGATACAATTACTCCAATATCTGCAATTGCTACACTTGATTCTAATAATCAATCAGGGAGTAACCCGAGTTGTCAATTTGAATCTGTTGTTATTCTAATTGGTCCCGGAAGCGGCGGAGCACAAACTCCTTCTGGGCCTGACCCAATTAATCCTCAAAATGGATTTCCAGTTGGTGCGCTTGTAAATATGAAAAAAGCGCAAACAAGTTCCTTTTTATTACAAGTATTTAGAAACGGAAATTGGATAGATATTCCTGTTCGATCTGCAACTGGAAGTATTAAAAAAGCCTCTGCTGGTCAAATGACCGCAGTTATTAATGACAATCTTGGTGATCTTCAACGATCACATTTGTACGAAGGGGAAAAAATTCGAGCATATAAGGGGACACTTGGAAGCGGAAGTGTGCGAGTATGGACTGGTTTTGTTGATGCCCCAACAGTTACAGATAACGGTTTGATTTCTAGGTCAGTTGTTATGACTGATAATGTTCAAGAGTTGAATACGGCAATATTACTTGATGGACACGTTTTTGATAATATTGATCCTATGTATGTTGCTGCTTCATGTATTCAACACGCGATTGATACCTCACAATATATTCCCACAGACGATAGTGGAAATCCATTAACGGGAGCAACCGCTTCGTTTTCGAATCCAAGTGGAAATGCATTATGTTATTTTCCCGATTTATATAATCTTGACGGTTCTTTGTTTACAATGGCATCTGGACAATTAGGATCATATACTTCTGGTCCATTTGCTTATGCATCATTGATGGTTCCAATTGCTTCAGCAGGACAGGCATATTTAACATATACGTTACCAAATCAATATTTAATTGCTTCTATGACGGCGATTCTTGGATCAACGATGACCCTTGCTAGTACAAATGTCGTTCCTCCTGCATCTGGACAATATGTCGCTGATTATTACAATGGCATATTATATTTTAATAATGCTAATCAAGGACAAACATTATATCTTTCTTCAACATATTTTCAATCTCCAAATTGGGCATTCGCTCCAGGAACCTCGATTTATGATATTATATCTGAGGTAATGGATAAATCGGGTTGTCGTTGGGGAGTTGATGCATATGGTAAATTTTGGTCTAAGTTTATTGATTCTACAGGGGCACCGACCCATATTTATAATAATGGTAATTATATTGATCTATCAATCCAAATTAACCGTGACCGTCGAAATATCATTGTTTGTGAGGGATGGAATGCACAGTATTCTCAACTTATTGTTGCCTTAGCTGTAAACTATACAGATATTACCTCTCCTCCTCCAATTGGGCTTGGTAAACGTCAATATATGATTATCCAGGATCAATCTTGGAAGTCCCAAGATGTTGTAAATCAAGCAGCATATTATGCTGCACAACAAATTGGGAGAAGAGGTAAAATTAAAAGTATTAAAATTATTGATGATCCAACAATTCAAGTTGAGGATGTTATTGGCTTCATGCCTGCATTTTCAGAATTAACACCAGGGGATTTCTTCTATGTTGATTCATATGAATGGAATTTTAATATACCAAAGGGAGGAGGAATGAACGCAACAGCCACATTAAGCGGAGGATCAATTCCGGGACAGGGACTTGTTTTTATTAATGCGATGACCGCAAATTCAAAGTATGCTTCGACCTCAACAAACTCAACCGTTCAAGGATATGCAATTCAAAATGTTGCTCCATTAGCATCATGTTCATTATCTCCAAATGGAGGAAGTTATTATAGCACTTTCAGTATTGGAAATGGACTTACATTAAATTATAATGTTGCATCACAATACAATAATTTATCAACACCAGATGGATTCGGAGGTTTTATTTTAACTCACGGGACAGGGACATTAGAAGTTTATGGTTCTGATACAAGTTATCAAAAATTTACAGGATTACCTAATGCAAATGGGGTAAATAATTATGCAATTCCAATGACAAATTTTCATTTTGGAGTTTTTTATGTTTTAAAATTTACCTATCAGGACTGTTGGAACAATATTTCAGTATATCGTGATTTCTCCAATGCTGGAATATAGGAGATTATTATGAGTGGAATTGATGCACATGATTGGTCACGTAAGGCATTACAGAAACAAAATCAAAATCTTCGAGGAACTAATCAATCTTCTGGTCGAAGTGCAGTAGGTCCCCGTGGATTAACAAAGGGAATTCAAGCCGGTGGTTTAACAGGAGGCGGAATTGGACAAGATGCAATAAATACCGACCAAATGGGAAATGTTCAAACATCATCGCATTTGAATATACAACATTCTGTTCTTCCTCTTGTTTCTGACGCAACGATTGTAATAACAGCAAATGGCTCCAATAACACTGTTGATATTCAAATTTATGGAGTAGGAGGAATAGGAACTCATATTTCAGTAAATCGACCAGATCAAAGTATTATGCTTTGTCCGCCGGTTTTAACAACGACACAATCACATAATTTTACTTCTCCACATTCTGTTTATTGTTTAGTGTATTATGATGTTTTCCATGATGCATTAGGGAATGGACAATTTGTTGTTCTTTGGAAAACAGTTCCATTTACTGCAATTGAACTAGCAACCGCTTATCAGGATGGAAAAATTCCATTCCTTGCTAGTCCATCCAGTACAATCACTGGATTAACAAGTGGAACAGCGGGAACATATACACAATCATTGTTTGGAACATTTGGTGCGTCTGGAGGGATAGGTGGGGTGTCTGGAATTATTTCTATTGCTACACAAAGTGGACCTGCAATTACATTAGGATCATCTGATTCTTCTGTGACGATTACTCCATCTGGTAATAATATTGATCTAACATCTGTTGCAACTTTTGCTTCCCAAACACAGAATCTTATTTTTGCATCTCCAAATGGGAGTTCTGGTATTCCAACATTTCGTCCTTTAGTTGCTGCTGATATTCCGAATTTAAATTTCTCTAAAATTACCACAGGTATTGTCCCTGTTGCACAGGGAGGCATGGGAGTTTCTCTTGCGAGTACTGGCGGAACGTCACAGGTATTGAAACAAACAAGTGTTGGTGGAAATATAACAGTTGCTCAATTAACGTTCACAGATATTAGCGGTTCTGTTGCTGCTACTCAATTACCTAATCCTTCTGCAAGTACATTAGGCGGTATACAATCGCTTGCAGCGGCTTCACATAAATGGATAAATACTATTTCTACTTCTGGAGTGCCTTCAGCTACACAACCGGCATTTACTGATTTAAGTGATTATGCCGCCGGAACATCATCTCCTGAATTTGGGGCCTTTAGTGCTAATGGATTATTTACAAGTCTATCCGGAGGTATTACATTTAATGATAATCCAGGTGGAGGTACTCAAGGAACTCTAAATGACTATGAGGAAGGAAGCTGGACACCAGTTGATGTAAGTGGTGATAGTCTCGCACTTTCTGGTGCATCAGGAACGTATGTTAAAATAGGGAAATTAGTATTCGTGAGTGGCACATGGAATTATCCATCCACCGCTGGAAGTACCCATAATGCACTTATTGGAGGTCTTCCATTTACTAATATATCCGGGACTGGCGGACAAACATCATTCAATATAGGATTCTGTAATATTGGTAGTGTCGTCAATATCCGTCAGATCTCGTCTAGCACATCATTTGCATTGTTATACGCGACTAACGGAAATGCGATCCCAAATACGGCAATGAATACTGCAGTTGTGTATATGTCAGGAGTTTATAAATCTTCTTCTTAGTTAAGAAATAAAATAATTGCTATCTTATAGCATGTGGAGGTTTTATGAGTGATTTTATTGCGAATCATTTACAAGGTCTTGCTGCTGCTATTTCCGCTGGAATAGCTCTCGCTGGAGTTATTCTTGCCTCTCCGCATCTTAAGAAGATATTAAATATATTTAAATCGAAAAATGATTTAAATAGTGCATATTATGCATTATTAAAACAGTTTACTGAAGATCGTGAAGCCTGGCGCGAAACAATGGTTTCCTGGAAGGGAACAGCAACAGCCCTACGATCAGAGATGGTTGTTCTGAAGGAACGTCTTGGTCGATTAGAGGCAGAACTTGAGCGATTAATTCCTAAATACAGATCGGCGTTAAAATTTATTCTCGAATTGAAAAGTCATATTGTTGAAAAAGATATGCCTAAGACTCCAGAATTAATTGAACATGATTTGGATCAAATTTATCAGGAGATACAACCTCAATGAATATTTTAGATGTTTCATATTCACAAAAAAATATAGATTATAAAGCAGTAAAAGAAAGTGGTGAAGTAGAAGCTGTTTGTATCAGAGCTTCTCAAGGGCACACCATTTCGGATGAAATGTTTAAAATTCACCATGACGGATTTAAATCTGTTGGTATACCTATTGGTGCATATCACTTTTTTATGTTTGATTCTTCCCCTGCACAACAAGCACAATTCTTTTTAGAGCAAATCGCCGGTCGAGAAGGTGAACTGTTACCAATGGTTGACTGTGAGGGGGATAGCCTGTTAAACGATCCGCACAGTTCCATTGGTGATCGTATGCAATGGTTACACACTTTCAATGCATATTTGTTAGATCATTTCCCTGCTCCGTGTCATAATTTACTTCTATATACTCCTCTTGATTTTTGGAATACGAAAATGAATGGGACCTCTGCCTTTCAAGGTCATTTTTTATGGTTAGCTGAATACAACAATGATTCTCGTCCAGAATTACCAAAAGGTTTTGTTGATTGGAAGCTTTGGCAACATACGAGTAAAGGGGCAGTAACTGGAATTGATTCCCCGGTTGATCTTTCTTATTTTAATGGATTTTCTCTTGAGGAGATTACAAGAAAATGAAACAGCATTTAAAGCATGCCGATTCAAAAATGAATCCTATTAGAAAAAAATCTGGTATTAAAAAACAAGAAATATTGCCACTTCCAAAACAATCGAAATATACTGATGAGCAACTTTTAAAAATCGAAAGTGCATATATTCTTCCAAGAGCAAGAGCATTGGTTGAAAAATTTGGAAGTATGGATAATGCTGCACGTAATGTTGTTCGTCTTGATCCAAGAATGAAATGGAAGGGGGTAAAGCAAGCGATTCAACATACACTTAGTGATCGTTTAACAACGAAGAAACCAATTAAGTGGGGATTTCCATGGCCCTATGATTTTATTAATGATAAATCATTATCGCAGTTTGAACCTGAAAATTACGAACAACAAGACTGGTCAGTAAATGATCTTCATATTTTAGACGATTCTGGTGAAGCACCAAAAGATTTTAAAAGTATGATTGGTGCATTTAAAGACGCTCAAGCAGAACGTCAAAAACATGATTCCGAAGCAAGACATGCTGTTGTTGATTTTTCAAAAAAGAAACTTCCGATTCTTATATTTCAACATACTGATGTCCATTGGGGTTCTGTTGAAACTGATTACGAAGCAATTGCAAGACACATTAATTTTGCAAAAACAATTGAAGATTGTTATGTATTTTCGACCGGAGATTTAGCAGAACTTGCAAAGATTCGTCATCGTAGTGCCCTTGAAACACAGGTATATGGACCAACGATGCAGCTAAAGGGTGCTCGTAGTGCAATTCTTGAAATTTGGGATAAGGTTCTTTGTTTTGTAAATGGTAATCACGATGAGAGAATCTTCGATATGACAGGATTTGACATCGGGGAGTATTTAATTGGTACACCACCGCCGGGAAAACATAAAATTCCCTTTCTTCGGGACGGTGGGCTAGTGACCATTAAACTTGGTTCCCAAGTGTATACCAATAATATCTTTCACGGTGATTCACGGTTCGGTACGATGTTCAATGAGAATCATAAAGGACGACAAACAGCGCGCATGGTGGATGGATATTGTGACCTGACCTGGAACGGTCATACCCATAATCCCGCCGTACAGGACGCTAATGAACCCAAGGGGGACATGCAAGGGTCCCGTGACTGTGCCTACCTACAAGGAGGGTCGTACAAGGCTGATCCCGATGGTTTCTCGCGCCGGGCGAAATTCTTCACTGTGGATGAAGTCCAAATGCCTGCGGCTATTTTATTGCCTGATTGTCATAAATATTTCATTTTTAAAAGAATCGAAGATGCAATTTATGTGTTTAAATTAATTAGAGAAGCATATAAGAAAGGAAATACGTACAAATAATGAGAATTTATATTGCTGGTCCAATGACAGGAATAAAAAGTTTCAATTTTCCAGAATTTAGAATCGTAAAAAATAATCTTTTGTTACAGGGCTATGATGTTATTTCTCCTGTTGATTTAGACGAACAAGAATACCCAAACCATGATTTTGAATCTGGTACTCTTCCTTCTAATTGGAATTATAAAACACAATTAGAAGTTGATATAATGAATTTAAAATTATGTGATGCTATTTTCCTATTAAAAGGATGGGAAAACTCTAATGGAGCAAAAATTGAATTATGTAATGCCCTACAACTTGACTTAATGGTAATGTTACAATAAAATTTTTCCTAATTATATAACAAATTGAAGGAGAAATCAAAATGAACTTTTTTCAAAGAATTGGTCAATCATTAAGTAAGTTCCTTGGTTCACCACAGGCACATGATATTGAAAAAGCAATAATAAACGAAGTGGCTCCTGTTGCGGAAGCAGCACTTCTTGCGGTTTCTAAAGCAAATCCTCTTGCAACGATCATTGTGCAAACTGTTGTTGTTCCAGCCGTTCAAGCTGAAGTTACAGATATGAATAAACCACCGAGTCCCGGTTTGTAAAACAATGACACATTCTGAATTAATTTATATGATTAATCGGATGACTCTCAAGGAATTAGAAACTGTACGAGAATTAATTGATATTAAAATAAAATTGAAAATAATAAAAGCGCATAAACAAATTCTAAAAATAAAACGCCCTGATTAGGGTGTTTTATTTTGCCAAGGTTTTGGTGTATCACCGTACGGAATTTGAATAAAACATATTCTCATTAAATTATTTCCACATCGAGAACATTCATATGTTTTGTATGACCCTGTAATGTCCAATCCATTGTTAATTTGGTTATACCATATTCTATTGTAATTTAAAGTATATGTATTATCACAATTTGCACATACCCAACGTGCAACAGTTACAATATACTCGGGCTTTAATTGACTGGCGTGAACTAACTTAGGAACAATTTGTTCATTTTGTTTTTCGTTTTCTTTTGCTTGTTGTTCTTTAATATATTTAATAAAACATTCGCGTAATTCAACTCTTGTTTTTCTTTCTGAGAAAAATAAGACCGTAGGAATTAAAATTAACAGTACAATTATGGTAACAATTTCAATCATATTAATTCACAACTCCCCCCGCTGCAAGCAAGTTCTTTGGCTCCAATTGTGTGATCTGATTGTTCTAGTTGATCTAAAATAGAATAATCTATTTCAGGCATTGCTGCTTTTCTTTTTTTGTATTCTTCCTCCGTTATTTCTTCATAGGGAGCAAGACGATACACATGGTCAGAAGTAGGTAGAAAAGATATACCTCCAATATGTTTCCAATTGGAATATACCAAATATTGTAATTCAATCCATTCAATTATTTTTGCATAAATTGTCACCGACTGGTTATGTTCACACCATGATTTTTTCATCATTAACCAATGATTAAATTGTTGTTTTGCTGAGAAATCATGTCTAGTAATTGCTGTTGGAGGAGCTTTTATGGGGAATTCCAGAACCCATGTTGTTGCATTTGTTTCGTTCTGCCCGATTTCTGGAACAGCAGGCACACCCGATGCCTGGACCATTTTAAATAATGGATCAGAGGCATTAATACGAACACGACGGATAAAAAACTTACTCCACCATGTATGACATCCTGATCCACTGAAAACAACTTGAGATTCTGTGCCAGCTGGCTTACCCGTTGTGATTGCTGCGCTTTGATTAATACCTAGAAGTTTTGCATATTTCTTATTTACCTTAATCGCATATTGCCTTAGTAATGACAAACTCTCCCCAGAATTATTATAAATAAATGGGCAATCCATTTGACCAGTAATACTTACTCCAAGAAGTCTTTCTTCATCGCAATTTTGTTTCCATTCATCACTAATATAAGTAAAATCAGTAAACATTGATTGAATTGTTCCGACAATTGTTGCTAATTTAATTTTCTCAGCTAGAGAATCAAAATTGTCTTCTGGTCGAGCAATAACACTAGATAAATTACAGAATTGTCTTGAACGAAGATTAATCTCACCGCAAGGGTTCGTTCCAAAGGTGGGCCAATCTTTGCGCCTTGGAGAAGTACTTAAAATTGATGCACGATTAAATATCCCGCGTTCTCCTGATCCAGATTTCACAAGTGATAAAAATTCCTCCATAAACACAGAAGCTTCAGGTTGTTCATTATATGCTACCGAATTATTCGCCATTGCGCGAAATGGAACAGAGGACCAAAATGCTCCGAATTTAGCATTTCTCATTTCCATATCGTCTACATTCGATAAGGAAATTAAACTAGACCGTCGTACGCCGCCGGAAACGACGACCTCCCCAATAGTACACATAATGTCATGTGCGTCTATCGAACGTAACCTACGGCCCGCACGGGACCTTATTTTTTCTTGGGTGAAGTCCAATAACCTCTTAAGAGGTTCCGGTCCACTAGAGCGCCCTCCCATCGTTTTCAGAATCGCACCACTTGGGCGTAAAATAGAATAATCAAAATTAACATGAATGCCATTATATGCCGATTCGATGGCAAGTCGTAATGCAATTGCCCATCCTTCTCTGGAATCGTCAATAAGATGATTCTTAATTACTTTACTGTCTTTTGCGGCAATTTGAGGGAGTGATTCAATATATTCAGATTCTACTGAAAAACCAAATCCACTTCCTGACATAAGAATAAAAAGAGCCTCATCAAATACGCGAAGATCAGTAATTGCAGCATAAGCACAATTGAAAATAGCACAGTTATTTTTTGTTGCCGCAATTCCCGCTGACCATAAAAGGCGCATACTCGGAAGAATTCTGTGGTCATAAATTGCTTCAGTAATTTCTTGACGGTCAAGGTCTGATAGCACATTGCCGGCCTTTGCAAAAAGAAATTCTGTTGCCCGATCAACAGTTTCTGCCCAATTTTCCCTACGTTTTAGGTCATCTATCCAACGAGGATATGTCCGTACAAACACAAACTTCGCTAGTGGAGTTTTAAATGGTTCCGGTCGATTTTCAAGTAACATTTATTTCTCCAATGATGTTGAAGTTATTCCGTAATTTTTATCAGGAGTGGGATTTCCATTAATGTCTTTGTTTTTAACAATAAGGCCATTTTTAACAACACAACACTTCTTGCGATCAGTAAGTTTTTGAACGACATATCGAGATACTGCTTTTAATGAGTATCCAGAGTTAATTGCATGCATTAAACACGTTACAAGAACATCTCCGAATTCTTTTTCCTGTTCTTCTCGTGACCATCCTTTATTAATTGTTTCAGCAAGTTCTCCTAGTTCACCGCAAATCTTTAAAGCAGTTTGTGAGGGTAATGGTTCTGTTGCTTTATTAAGAACATAGAAATGCTCGTAGAAATCAGCAACAGCTTCTTGTATTCTGTCTAGTGGGGAACTAATCATTGAAATCTCCCAGTGCAGCAACTTTACCAAATTCAGCAATAATTTTTTGATTTGTTTTTTGAATAATTTGTCTGATACGAGACGATCCTATTTTTGTTTTATATTCCATTTCCATAGTGAGATATTCATCAATTTGTTCAACACTTTTTCCACTAAACCAATGTAGTCTCCAAATCTCTCCATCCGGTTTAGGAAATATTTTTTCATTAAAAGAAATTTGATATATAGTTTTCAATATTTTAATACATTTTTCATTGCGTAGATTCTCTAATTCTTTTTCCTCACAATCCATAATATTAGCAAGAGTTGCTTCGTATATTTCTTTTGCAAACTTTGAATCTTCAAAATAATTATTTGAATGATATGCAATATTCATATCTATTGATAATTCATTTTTCCACCCATGTTTTTTCAACTTTTCTTGTATACTGTATAATACACGATGATATAATTTGTTTTTAATATAATTTCCAAAAACTGCTAAATTTTCTTCCTTATTTTTAATTTTGAAATCGTTAACAACAAGGTCATAAAATTCAAGTAAAACATCTTGGTAAATATCGTTATATTCATAACTCTTTTGTGCAAGATTATATTTGATATAAAAATGAGTAGTATTCTTTTTAAGAAGATATTGAAACTGCTCAGTTAATTTCCAAAGTGCATCATCTCTTTCATCTTTTGTATAATGTTGATTAACATTTTGAATAATAACAATAAGTGTTTCGGGAATAACATATTTTTTCTTATTTGTACAAAAAGGACAATCTTTGATGGTTCCGGCACAAATTGGACATTTCATTGTGAAATAACCTTTAAAATTGAAACATCGAAATATCCCTTCCACTTATCAGGATTTGATTTACGACCAAGTAAGTCCACAATCATTCCCTTCTTCAATTCTGGATTATTAAACTTATTCATTTGTGCTGCATTAATAATCATTTTCATGGTGAAAGATTCATCTTCAAGATCAATCATATACATGAATTTTCCATCTTTTTTACTTTTCTTTTTAATGATGTTTGTTATCATTACGCGAGTACGATGTTCTATATATTTTTCAATTCTTCGTTGTCCATATTTTGTAAAGGACATTTGTTTTTCCATTCGCCAGTCATCTTCAATCTCTTGCAAGGTTACTAAATTAGCAACTTCTTTTTGCCACTGTGAACGGCCTACTTGACACGGATGACCTGAAATATGAAATCCAAACAAATCATATTCTTTTTCAAGAGTAATTGCCGTCGTTACGTTATCAACCTGATCGAAACACCCCGATTGATGTAATGCATCCAAAACCTTAGAAGTTGCGTGACGAGCAGGAATACGTTCTCTCCAATTTATACTATTTTGATAGTATCCATTTTTTTCTCTTTCTTCTACGATATGTTCGACGCTTGCGGGGCCAACTCCTCTTATGCAATCGAGTCCAAGCATAATTGTTTTTTTATCAAGAGCGATAAATCCCTTACCTGAATAATTAATATCAGGAGGCATAAGAAAGCATCCAGCTATCTGTGCATCTCGAATTAATGTTGGGATATTATCTTTCGTACTAGAATTCTCTGCTGTTAAGCAGGCCGCGAGAAAGTATGCGGGGTAGTAATACTTCGCCCAGGCCGTTTGTGCTGTTAAGTATGAATAAGCCATGGCGTGAGATCGGTTAAAAACATACTCGGCCATTGGAAGAATTTGTCCCCAAAGAGTTTCTCCAATTTCTCTTGTAATATGTGAATGCTCAATAAGACCATTGATAAGCTGTTCCTTATATTTTGGAATTTTATCAACTTGTTTTTTGCCCATTACCTTACGGAGATCGTCTGCTTCTGCAAGAGAAAATCCAGCGCATTGATTCGCAATCGCCATAATACTTTCTTGAAATGCACATACACCAAGTTCCTTTTCAAGAATTGGTTTTAATTCAGAGAAGAGGTAATGAACTTGTTCTTGTCCGTTTCTGCGAGCGATATAGGTTGCCGTATCTCCTGATAACATAGGTCCAGGGCGACATAATGAATTAAGGACTGCCAAATCTTCAACACAAGTTGGTTTGGCCTGTTGAAGTAAACGAACATAACCGCCTCCTGCTGCTTGAAATATTCCCATTGTTCGACCAGATGTTAATAAGGTATAAATCTGTGGATCATCGAGGTTAATATTGTCAAAACTGAAATTAGGATCGTCATTTTTTCTAATCTGTCTTTCTACTGACTTTAAAATATCAAGAGTAATGAGTCCAAGAATATCAAACTTGATTAACCCAAATGCCTCAACATCTTGCATATCTAATTGAGCAAGTATTATTTCTTCTTTCGTCCCTGTTGATTTCGCAACCATAAGAGGAATAATCTCGTTAACAGGCTTTGATGCAATAATGATACCGCTTGCATGAGTGCTGGCATGAGTACCAAGAGAACGTAGGCCGCGAGCATAATGTAAAAGATATAAACCTGGTTCCCCAAGGGACTCAATAATTTGTCTAAATTCATGTGATTGTGTCCATACGTCGTCGAGTGAAAGACCGTGAGGTTCTGCCGCTGGTCCTGCCCCTTGCAGCGAGGATTCCCCTTCAGGGATAATTGCTGTTATCTTATTTGCGATTCCTAAATCAATCCCTAAGACTTGACATAGCTTTTTAACAAGTTTCGCAGGGCCAAAAGTCGAATAAGTGCCAATCTGACAAACATTTTTTTCTCCATATCGATCTCGAAGATATTGTATAATTTCCTGACGGCGTTCTTTCTGAAAATCGAGATCAATATCCGGGGGAGCAAACCGTTCTAGACGACCAGGATTAATGAACCTCTCAAATGGGAGCTTTCGGGTTATAGGGTCTACTCCGGTGATCCCTAAGACCCAACAGACGAGGCTTCCCACGGCGCTGCCGCGTCCGCATCCTACCATAATATCTTCGCGCTTACAAAACTGCATCAAATCCCAAAGAACGAGAATATATTCTACGAAGCCTGCTTTAATAATAACTGTCATTTCGTATTCTAAGCGTTCTGCATATTCTTGCGGAATAATTGATAGAATAGGAATGTTTAATTTTTCACACAATCCACCCCAACATTTGTCTTGAAATGTCCTTTCTTTATCAGCTTCGTGAAAACTATTTGCAGGATATATATCAAAGGGTAATTCAGGAACAAACCATTGTTTCCGAAGGGGAAGTTCGAATTCTACTTGATCGGCAATCTTCTGAGTATTCTCTAATTCCCATGGATTAAATAATGCTGACATTTCGTCAGTAGTCTTTAACCAACATTGATTCGTAGGGAAACGCCATCTATCTGGATCGTGTTTTTGAGCAGCAGTGTTGCAACACAATAACGTGTCATGTGAGTCATAATCTTCTTCATTTAGATAATGACAATCTGATGAACATATTATCTGTTCTTTGGAGAAATTTTGTCTATACCAAGTATTGAGTTTCTCCTGCGTTGACTCCGCACCATGCCACTGCAACTCCGCGTAGAAATTGTCGCCGAACGTTGATTGAAACCACTGACATTCGCCTCTTGCAATCTCTTCGCTATATGCACATTTTCCTTCGCCTTCTCCATCCAAGCCGCGCGAAAGTCTTTGAGCAATGATTCCACCGAGGCAAGCGGTTGTGACAATGAGTCCATCGGAGTATCGAGCAAGGATTTCATGGTCGATGCGAGGTTTTTTATAGAAACCCTCTGTAAACGCGAGAGTGGAAAGGGTTTTGAGGTTATTCCAGCCTTGTTCTGTTTTCGCGAGGATGATGAGGTGAGCGGCATATGATTCTCCTTTTAAATAGTGTTTACGATGCCTTGAATCTAATGCAATATACGCTTCCATGCCTATAATCTGTTTCACGCCGTACTTATGACATGCATCGTATGCTTTTACAACCGACGCAAGATTACCGTGCTCCGTGAAGGCTATTGCCTTTTGTCCATCATCTGCAATCTTTTTGACAGCAGAATCAATTCTCACCATAGAATCTAGGAGAGAATAACCGGAATGACAGTGCAAGTTACAAAATGGGATTTTAGACATTAAACCAAATCACCAAGTGCTTCAATAATAGAATTTACAGTTATCCAATCTTTATGATTTTCATATAGAAACTGAGTTGTATCTTTAATTATAAATTTAATTCTTTGAATTGCCTGTGTTCTTTTATCTGCCAAATTTAACTCTTCATCATTTAATAATTGCATCCTAATTTCCCTCGTACTTTCTTACAATTTTTCCTACTAAACCATGTCTCTGACAATCTTCAATTTTGAACTTAACGATTCCTATTTCATCTTTCCAATTTGGACCATCGAATCTTTCAATAACATCGCTTAATCCATTAATAAAATTATTATCAAGATCACACTGCCGAAGATCACCAAGGATAACCATCTTGGAATCTTTTCCTAATCTAGTCAAGAACATTTTCATTTGATTCACAGTAGAATTTTGTGCTTCATCAAGAATGATGAACGAATTTGAAAACGTCTTTCCCCTCATAAATTCGAGACATTCGAAGCGTACTCTGTCATCGGAAATCAATTTCTGATACTGTTCGCATAATGCCTCTTGAAAAAACTCATCAAGAACCTGTTTATATGGAGCAGTTTTCTCATCGAGATCACCTGGTAAAAAACCAAGATCACCGTCTACTTGAATTAAGGGTTTACTAAATATAATCTGTGATCCACGGTGTTTTTTTAACCATTCTGAAGCCATGTTTGCCGCTAAGAAACTTTTGCCTGTTCCGGCAGGCCCGAAACCAAATATAATGTCTTTTTCTTTTATAAGTTTAACGAATTCGGTTTGTCTTTCTCCGCGCGCTTCAAACATTACATCCCCTTTGATTCGAGATACGTAATTAAATATTGAACTTGTTGAAAATCTTTTAAGGGATATATGTTTATCTGCACATCCCCATAAAAAACGAAATAACACCTTTCTCTTACACACCAGTAAATTATGAACGGTCCCTTCCAAGAATCAGGTTGTAATTTCATAAACACAAACTTTTAGATTATACTTACGGGCTTCCTTGATCATATGTCTTGTTCCTGGTCCCTTACCGGGAATAGCAAGTAATGCGTCAGCTTTTCCTTCAACAATCATTTGAGTATTTCTAATTACCCCTGCTGCCCTACGATGTTTATTCCAATCAGCCGGAAATTCAATCACAGGAATTCCATTTAATATTGCCCATTTCCAACCAAGTGTATCAACTCCTGGTGCCATTCCACAAATAACTGTATTAATTTCTTTTGCAAATGGACATATATCTAATGCATCAAATAAAATATCAGGTAAAACAATTTCTCTACCTCCTGCTATAATACATCTCATATAAACCACCCTTGGTCAAATAACATTTTAAATTCCCTTCAATATAGATAATTTAAAATTATTAATATTTTTAGAATACTTTTTATTTCGTAATCTTCGCATTGCATTAGCACATATTCTGCATCTCTTATATTTACAAGAGAGTAAATTGTCCTGTGTTTGTGAATGTCCACATTGTTTAAACATATCCATATTAAATATGTCCAAATGCGATTATAAAATGACTGAGATCATCTTCTACAAAATCCCTGCGGAAAACATATGCGACTCCCTGAAAATCGTGAATAAGTCTTCCGTGTAAAATTCCGTTTGTTTTTCCATAACGATCAAGACAAACTGTTACACCTACTGATCGAGTATCAATTTGGTGGTTAGAAAGAAGATTTTCTAATTGACATTTAATTGAACCATCGTCAACAGGAATTTCAAATATTAGCTTGTAACCTTCGGGATGTTCGATTCCACCTGGGTGCATATTAATCCCCTCTTAAATACTCATGTTTCAATTGTTTATTACAAACTAAGCATGTATTTATTACATACAGTGACTTACTACTATAAGAACCAGTATAATCTGAGTGTTCACTATATTCCCATTTCTCTTCCTTTTTTATATCCCAATGTTGGCACTTATTCATCCAAAATTGTTTTTCTTCATACAAAAGAGTTAAATCAGTCTTTGTTAAGGCAAGTTTTCCATTTTCATAATTTTTAATATTTGTTAGGACTTTGTTAAACTTTTCTACCCAAAATTCCTGTGTCATTGTAATTCTTCCCTCTCCTTAAATTGTTTAAATTCTTGGCGCAAGTTTGCTTTAATATCCTTAGATAAGATTTTCTTTAATAATTGCATCGGCTCAACAAATTCTTGAAGTTCTTTAACCTCATTTTGTAGTCTTTTTATATGTTCTATTGTTGCTTGAGCACGATAATTACTTCCTGAATTCATTTCCTTTTCGCAGATTTGTAATTCAAAAATACGATTCTGTAATAGTGTTGCGTCTTCTGTCATTGAATTAATTTTCTTTTGAAGAGTTGGAATTATCTTCTCCATTTCATGCAGATATTTCGTTGGAACAACCGACATTCCTGATTCAGAATTTTCATCAACAATTTCCTTTTGAAACTCTTCGAGATTCAAGCTTTCAATCGTTTTGAAGTGGTTAATATTTACATCGTTAATTGTCCAAGTTGATTCCGTTTTTGGTTCATAAATATGATCCGTCAATTGTATACGTCCGTTCATATATATACAATCGCCTGGTTTCATTGCTTGTACTTTTGTTTGTACATCCGAAAGACCACAAATCTTCTCATAAATATCCATGTCATTCGGATATGTCACATAATGTAATAGAAAAATGTAACACTGTGTAAGAACATCCTTAACAAGAGAAGCAGGACGTTGTGACATAACACAAAGAGATATTTCTCTTTTTCTGCCACGTTTAGCAAGTTGAATAATCTGTTTTAAAAGAGGATCATCTTTTTGAATTCCTGCTCCTTGTGGGCACATTTCATGTGCTTCTTCGATGAAAATTCTGTGATAATGTTTATTCTCTGGCGTTGCTGCTTCAAAAATTCCCTGAAGATATGCCTTCACATATACACGCTTAACATCATCTTCAATTCCGGCGAGAAGAAGAACCACGTTCATCTTTTTAAGATATGCTTTTCTTCCCATCTCATAAAATTCGTTACTGTTCGATAATTTAATATCCAATTTAACGGAATCAAAGTTTGTCAAAGAAGCAGGAGACATATCATCAATTTTTTTGGATACCGACTCCATAGTAATAGGCGGTCCGGCAATAATAACTTCACCAAGTGTTTTCAGGAAATGATATTCATTTTCAATATCAAGAATAGTAAATCCTAAATTAAGCCGAATATGCTCTTCCATGAAGCGGCGCGCCGAAGTCGATTTTCCACTGCCGGTCGAACCTAAAAGAGCGATTGACCTCCCATTAATCTCTAATGGATCAAGAACAATTGTAGGAGCAAGAATAATATGCTTAGTATTATGCTGTACAGGTTTTAGATTTACACCTAGAGTAACAGAAGGAGGTACGCCAAAATTCATTGGTTTTAGATTAGGGCGCGGAGGAAGAGGAGGCAATCCTGGCAGTTCTGACATTATTCATCCTCTCCAAACCGTGAATCATAATAGCAATTTTCTTCAGAATCGAAAAGTTTATATTTTTTGTTAATAACTGGATTTTTTTCAACAGGAATTTGATTTTCAATATTGTTCAAATCTGCTTCTACTCCGTACATTTTATTTTCTCCTGCGTTCCTGAATTTCGTGTGTTAGGTACCATGAAGCTTTTTTCAAATCTTCGATTGGAGCATTTTTTAATGATTCTCTCCAAATATATTTAATACAGTTTCCTAATGCAAATCCGAAATGTTTAGAAATGTCAATGCATTCGATTGGTTTACTGCAATGAACACATCTGATTTTATCAGAGTTATAATGTTTGGGATTATTAACATTATCTGAAATTGTAATTTTAATGGGAATTTTTCGATTTAAATCTAATGGTGGATTAAAATTAGGGTTTCCAACTGCTGATCCGTCATTTTCGTAAAACCCGTTATATGGATCACCCTTAGCAAATCCGATTATTTGTTTCTCAGGAATAATGTGAGAAATTAATTTTGAGTAATCGTGATAAACTTGATACCGTTTCCCTGGATTTATACATGAAATAATTACAGCATCTGTGCAATTACCCTTTTTAGGCCAATCTCTTACTTGAACAAATTGATTACATTTATATTTATGATTCATAATTATCGACCTTTCAAAATTTCAAATTCTTTAATTTGTAAATTTGATGTTTGAGGATTCGAATCAAAAGAAAGGCGAATTGTCCCCTTGCCTCCTCCGCGATTCTTGCCTAATATTCCAAGCATTCCATCTGATCGTTGTGTAAGCAGAAATACTGCATGAGCATCCTGTGCAAATTTAATTGATGAAGCAAGATGTTCTACTGCTGGTAAATCTTCTTTTTGAGATTCTCGATTTAACTGTGCAAGAATTATGATTGGCACATTCAAGGAGTCAGCGAGATTTTTAATATCTTGAGATGCTTCTGCGTATTCCTCATGTTTACCAAATTTTCCTCTATTGTGATATGGAGAAAGGTCAAGTAATTGTATGTAATCAATTAAGATATAGTCAAGATTTCCCTGTGACTGTAAGATGCGCGCTTGCATCGCAATTTCCTTGACGGTGTTTTGTTCTGACATCCATGTAATCCGTGATTTATTTATTTTTTCTGCCGAATTAATAACAAAATCTATTTGTTCTTGTGTTTCATAGCGCGAAGCTTTTATAAATGATTCCGGCATTCCAGAATCTATTGCGAGCAAACGGAAATTATTTTCGGTCGGTGTCATTTCCATACTCACGAGGAGGCCTCCGGCATGCGCCGCGCCGGGAAAATCGGCGATAGATAGGGCATGTACCCAATTCATGCCTACAACGCTCTTGCCGACTCCCAAAAAGGCTCCTATAAGGTAGCAGCGCCCGCCTTGCAGGCCTCCTAGCATAGAATTCATCCAGGCCCAAGCAGGCCCCAGGGAAAGCCCTGCAAGACCGTTTTCGGTGCCTGTCCGGCGCTCCATTTCCTCAATTGTTCTCCGAATCGCAATAGCGGAGGAACAAATACGTTTTTCGTTTTTTACTTCTAGGGTACCTGTAATATCTTGGACAATTGTTGAAAGTGTTTCTTGTATTGGGGAAAGAGTATCCTTAATTTGTAATTGTGATCGCGATAGAATATCTCTTGCTTGGCGACGAATTCCTTTTTCATAGATTTCTTGCGTGAATTTCTCAACATTATTTCTTTGTACTCCCTGTAATTTATTGATCGTATTAATAATTTCTTCGCCACATTTTTTATTCGATGCTTCAGTAATAAGCAATGCGATATTTACTTCAGCATATTCTGTGTATATTTCTTTCATTATTCGATATATTATTTTATATCTATTTAGAGAGAAGTCTCTTTCAGAAGTTTTTGAAAGGGTAATCCATGCCTTAGAATTTAATGCAAGTTCTGCAAGGATTATCATCTCTGCTTGAATATTAACAAGAGACTGATCTCCTGTTTCAGTTATGTAATCTTCAATTGATTCTTTCGCTAGTTTTGTTATTCCAGAAAGAGATGCAATTCCTAATTCTCGATTAATAGACTTAATAGGATAAGCAAGTAGAAAAGGCTTAATATCATCCAAAAGGCGGAGTTTTGCCGAAGGAATTTCCAAATTAATATTAGTGAATCTTGTTTTATACCACAAAATGTAATCTAACGGGGGAATTGTTGAATCGCGCAAATCATTAATAAAACGTTCGTGACCGTGTTTACGAATTGAATCTTCAGGTTCACTTTCGGTAATTAAGAACGAACAGGATATATCTGTGAATTCCGGGCACTTCCTAGCAAATTCAAACATCCCTTCTTGTCCGCCGTTATCATTGTCTAGGCATATAATTACTTTTCTGATCGAATGTTGTTGTAATACTTCAATTTGTTCCTTGGATATTTTCGTACCACAAAGACCAACAGCGGGGATTCCGTACTGTTGACACATCATTACATCGTGGAATCCCTCAACAATAACAAGAGGTAAATCAATATTTCTTAGACGATTCCTTGCTTTAGCGAAAGCAAACAAACGACCAGATGATTCAAAAAGTTTTCCTTGACTTGAGGTTCCGATATACTTTGGTACATTCGCTTCTCTCGTATCAGGTTGTCTTGCGAAAAATCCAAAAATTCTATCTGAAATTGTCCGTTGGGGGTAAAGAAGTCTTCCACCAAAAATTCTGGAATGATTGGATAATGTGGGTTCGATGAAATGTAAGACTTCCCCTGAACAATAATTTTGAGCAAATTGCATGGAAGGGCAATAACCAATGCAGAAGTCGTTAAGTGTTGTTTCGTTAATTCCACGTTCAAGAAAAAATTTAAGTTCTTGTGGAGTATTGAGAAGCTGTTGGTGAAACATGTCGGACACTTGTCCAAGAATGTTATAGCCATTTTCTTTCTCCTGTTCTTCGCTAGAAAGTTCTCTCTGATATTTTGTAAGATCGAAATTAGTTAGTTCTGCGATAATTTCAATTGCCTCTATAAAATTGACATTATGAATCTTCTCAATAAAAGCAAATAAATCTCCAGCTACGGAGCATGAAAAACATCCCCAACATCCAAGTGTTCCGTCTTTATATTTCTGATAAGGAGAAATCGTAAAAGACGGATTCGTATCGTGATGGAACGGACATAAAGTTAAGAACCGTTGACCTTGTTTTTTTACCTCTCCTGTATACTTTGATATTAACCCAACAATATCAACATGAGAGCGTAATGCAGTTTTTAATTCAACAAGATCATTGTATTTTTTCATTTAATCTTACTTAAAATGTTCAAATTTTGCAGAAGAAACTGTGCATATTTCAAATGCAAATCGGCAGCAATTCTAGCAATGCGGGTAAGATATTCTTCATTACTTTCTGAAGAATTTCTAATTACAATTTTCTGAGAAGAAATATTAAGACATTCAACTGCAAGAGGATTATCTTCAATCATGTTACCACGGTTTCCCCTCTTTGTGCCATTTGTAAGCATTACGACCCTGAATAATAAAAAGAACTAAGCCAATAAGGATTAAACTCCATACGCCGTGCATAATTCCTACGGTCGTTGTAAAAAATTCAGCAATAAATGTCATAACCGGACCACGTAGTCGGTTATTCCCGGTTTGCCATATTCCGTAAAATAGAGGAAATGCAGATAATGACTGAAGAAGTAAATCCATTATTCTATTTCTCTCATTTTCATTTCAAGTGAAATTCCAACAGGTTTAATCTGTCCTAATTTTAGAACAGGATTTTCATTTATTTTTTCTTGAATTCGATCAGTTTGCTTGTTGGTTAAATCTTCAAGAATTTCTTTTTTGTTTTTCAAGTACTGTTGACTTGAACCACGTTTGTTCATTTAAACTCCTTAAAATTAAAATATTTTTCATTTTTATAAATCGAAATCCGGCGTTTCGCATGATATGCTAATAACTCAACACTTGGCTTATAATCAGCAACCTCCGCATGATCCTTGCCAAGAGCAGGACGCAATGCTCTTCCGATGCGCTGATATACCTTCACTGTTGATTTTCCACCACCTGCCAAATTGACACAATTGACCACAGGCAAATCTAGACCCTCGTCGGCGATTGTGGTCGCTATGAGATGTCTTAATTTTCCATTTCTTACATCGTTAAAAACTTTTTCACGATATTCAACAGAATCCGATCCACTAAGGAAGATAGTCTTAATAGAATTAGCATTATGTAATTTCTCCAATACAACCCCGTGTTTAATCGCTGTTACAAGAGTAAGAATCGTTTTGCCATCTAGGAACCATTTCCGATTCACTTCGAGAACCTGTTGATGGAAATTTTCATTCTTAGAATAGTATGTTGAATTCAACGTTTGCCAATTCTCCTTTGGAGAACACATTTGCTTTGGTTCTGCTTGAGGATACACTGTCACATGTGCGGGAACTAAATACCCCTGTTCGACAAGATCACTAATTCCGCAATCAAAGATTCGAGGACCTACTGCCGATTCAATTAATAAATCTGATCCGTCGTCTCTCCAATCTGTTGCAGTAAGTCCTAATCTATATCGTGCATTTTTGCATTTTTTCATAACTGCCGCAAATGTCTCTGCAATAATATGATGAAGTTCATCAACAATAACAACATCTGCTGATTCTAATAGTTTAATTACTTCCTCTTTTTTTACATTTAATACTTCTTGTTTTTCTTCAGATTTGTTTTCATCTTTAATATCAAGTGCGGCTGTTATTGTTTGCATCGTGCAAACGGTTATAATATTCGGTTCAAATATTCCTCCGCCACATACACCCACGATGTTATCAAAATGCAATAACCCCTTTAATACTTCAGTAAATTGTTTCAGTAAGTCTATTCTATGGACAAGAATAACCGTACGTCGTTCCAATTGTGCAACAATGTGAGCAGCACATACCGTTTTGCCACCTCCTGTAGCAAGACGAATAATTCCACACTTATTGTGAATCGCTGATCGAACAGCCTCTTCTTGATATGGTCGTAATACTGTATTGACTTTCGTAGGCATAAAAAATTCACAAGGCGGGTCAATTCGATTATCTTTTATTGTATATTCTAATCCAAATTTATCCAGAATTGAGCAAACACGAAACAAAAGCCCTGTTGCAAATATTCTTGTACTTGGCGTAATCAGGTATTTCCTTTCTTGAACATGAGGATTAAATTTCTTTTTATGAAAAAAATCTGGATCGCGAAACGAAAGTTCCTGATACAAGATTGTAAATATCTTCGTATCAATAACTCCTGTCAGTTTGGATTGCGTTGATCCAACGTCTATCGTAAGGCTCATTTTGATAACCTAAATTTGGTAATGCGATCAAGCCATTGATTCAACTCCTCTGTCCTATATGCATGTTTTGATTTATTACACATTTCACAGCAAGCGAAACAATTACCCACAACATAACTGTCTTTATTATTTTCCCTGTCTATTCCGTTGTAAGTATATTCTCCATTGTATCCCTTACATTTCAGAATCTTCGACGGGATGATACCACAATAATAACAATTCTGTTTGATTAAATCTTGAAAATACTCAATTGTTAAATCAAAATCTAGTTTCCTGATATTAGCATTATATTTGTAGTGGTAATATAAATTATTTAATGTTGAAACACCGGGAGAAAGACTAACAGTTTCCTTGTGTAGACATCCACAACTCTTCGTTGTTCCTTGTCTAATGCTGCCAGAGTGATAGTCTTTAATTGTACCGCAATCACATTCACAGGTAAACCATGTCGTGTTGCATCTCCCTGTAAATTTATAAAATTGCTCGATAACAATTAGTCTGCCAAATCTTTGTCCAATGCACGAACCCATTAGTTGTCCACCAGATTTAATCATTTCTAGTTATCTCTTGGTATGCTGTTAATAGCCTTGAGACACATTCATATCTTTTACCACATGAAGAAACCGCAACCTCAATAAAATCTCTGGCCGCAATTCTGTGGGATTCCTTTCTGTCGCTTTCTAGGCGTAACCTGCCCCATAAGGTAACTAAGAAAGAATGTTGATTGCTATAATAAGCCAGTAGCTTGATAATCCGATTAATGTTCTCTTTTGAAGGAACCTCATCTGGAATGTCCATAGATGGATTATCTATGATATCCTGAATCTCGTCTAATAAGGCAATCGAACATGAATCCGCATATTCCAACACATTATTCACAGACAATAGTCCCCGTGCTTGTCGTGCGTTCATTTTTAATCGTGGTACTCAATTTGTTTAAATGGACGTTGTACAATCTGAAACATTATTTCTTTTCCTTCTTAGGTTTTTTAGCAGCTTTTGGTGCCGTAAGTTCAAATGTTTTTTCGATAATAGCCTCGCCGCATTTCGCTATTGCGAAAGCATCTCTTTCGTCCTGTGACGGTAACTCAACATTAAATTTCTTATATATCGCTAAACTCATAAGGTCTTTAGTTTTTTCACCCTTAGAGATACCTAAAAACCGTCTTATTGTTGCGTTTGCTAATTTTGTAAATGGAATATCATGATTGAATGATGTGCGTTCGATAATATATTCTACTTTCCCGGATTCTTCAACACCGTTACTAGCACAATATGCAATTCCCTCGTGAAATATAACATCAGGTTTATATTGTGTAAATACTTTATCTAATTCAATTTCAAGTTGAATTAACTGGTGTATTTTTTCGTCCTTTTTTGCATTTTTAAAAATCTCAATTTTCCAAGTTTTAAAATCCTTGAGATCATCTATAAAACACAAACCCATATTCGTTTTTCCAGGATCAATCCCTAAAATTTTCATAAAAGACTTACCAAATAATCTCCTAAATGAATATTATTTTCATAACACATATCTAGGATAAAATTTAAGGAATTTACATATTGTAAATCTGGTAAAAATTCTTCAATTTCGAAATCTCCATTATTAAACATTTTTTAATCCATCCGCAAGACGATAAATTTCCTTTACAGCATCATTATTCTTACGAATCTCTTCTCGAAACTTATCAAATCCATTTTCACGAATCTCTTCAACGCCGCCTTCACAAACAAACTGAAGAATATAGATATTACCCGTTGGCGTTTCCTTAAAACTATTTCCCTGTAACGCAAGGAAACTAAGCATATCTGAAACCTTATCAAATCCGGTCTTATAGTCCAGATGTAAATGAATCGGTGCGCTTACAGAAATAATCTTTGATCGTTTCGCTTCAACTTTCAAATCATGTGATAAGGGATTTTTGTCATCGTCTTTTTCATAATTCGTTGCTGTTACCCACGTTTTGGTGGTAGCGGCATACTTGAGAGTTTCGCCACCGCATCCGTAACGAGGATCACCGAAGGACATGCCGGGCTTTAACCGCAATTGATTGATCCAGAATAAAGTAATTCCTCTACGCCCTGCGCTTGAAACAAGTCGGGGGAGCCACAAGCTCCCAACTCTTGCCAAAGCTGCCATACCCACGGTTTTGGTAGCAGAACCACCCCAGGAGTCATAGGTAATTGTATCAACCGTTTTGAGTCTAGGATTAAATTCCCATTCATTTTTATTTTCCTCGTACCCCATAAGGTTCATGGCAATAAGACAAGCTTCTTCAGCCGTTTCGGGTCGAATGATAATAAGACGATCAGGGTCACAATTTACCCCGAGCATTTCAAAAAATGTAATATTTGCAGTATGTTCGAGATCAATAAGCGCATGAATAGAATTCGGATGTGCTCGCTGATATGCACCCACGGATGCAAGAGCGATAGAGGTTTTTCCCGAGCCAGGCGCACCTTCAAGTACATGCAGTCTTCCTTTCGCCCATCCTCCGATTCCCAAGATTTTATCCAATGAATAAAAACCAGAAGAGAATGTTTCGATATGTTTAATTGCTAAGGGATCAGGAACAGAAAGAGGAGAGGTTAATTTTGCAATCCTCTCTCTCATATTATCTGCAATATTATCGGAGAGAGCAGGCGCGCTCTCCCCTGTTTTCTTTGGCCTTGCCATTTACAAACCAATTGCCTGTGTAACGGCGTCGTTTCCTTGTGAAGCAAATTCAATAATCTGCTTGAGGTGTTCTACATCGTTAATCTGTCGCACAGTGCGAATCGTCCCATCGGGGAAGAACAGCTTCAAGAATTGCATAATATTTGCAGGACTCTTAAAAACCGGCAACGACATAAGAATCTTCGTAAGTTCCGCTCGCGAAGCATCTAGATCGCTTACTGCGCTACCCACAGGCACAACAACAGCCGTAGGAGTAGGCATTACCTGACCAGGAAGCTTCGGCAGGCCCGGCAACACAGGTTTCACAATCGCTTCAACAGGAGGGCCAGCGAGAACAAGTTGTGCTCCGGCTACAAGTTCCGCCGTAAGCGAATATTCTCCTAATTGTTCCGTCGTTGCCTCCGCAATAAACTGTAAGTATTCCGAATGCAGAAGATCGACTCCCCACGGATCAACAAGGGCGCATGCAGCATCATATGCTACACGAACATTTGGTTTTACTACAGGAACAGGCATCTGATTAATTTTCCCAATCGTTGGAGAAACTTTCAATCCTGACATGGGGATAATGACCGGAGCTTGCGTAATCGTCGAATGCAGTTCTTCAACTGGAATCGCATTCTTTGGGGGCCTACCACGTTTCTTTTCTCCCGATTGCATTGTAATCTGTTGTACGGCAGGAACGGCAACCGGAGTAACATTCCGCAAACCAGGAGGAACGCTTGGTAGTCCCGCGCTTGTCGGTAAAGACATTACCTTTGATTGCGGCAATGCAGTGTTGTGCGTTCCAACATTTTCACTCGCACTCTTCAAGGCTGCTTTTGTTTGTGCACTATTATACCATTCTTCTTGTTGTTGCGGCGTCGTCAATGGATTAAGATAGAATTTCCTAAAATCAACAAGCATTGGAAGGTCCGTATCACCATACTCTTCTTGAGCAGGAAATTCCAAAAGATTAATCTCTTGATCCAATGTATCAGAAATTGCCGTACAATTGTACTTTGTGTTAAATTGTCCTTCGCCAGTTTTAACAATGATCCAGTCTATTGCCCAAAGTTGGTTTTTCTCAAGTCCAAGCATACTAAGTTGTTCACCCATGCTTTTCCACAAAGAAAGACGCATATTGAATCCGAGAATAAAACTCTCCGTATATGTCTTTTCTTTCGCATTCACCCCGTCATATACAACGACGTTAATAAGATTATCGTACGTCGTATCCCACGAGAGAAGTCCTTCATGAAAAATACATCCATTCCGAATGCCGATGCAATCAACTGGACGCGCACCAATAACAGCCTTCACATCGTCTGGCGGGAAATGTTTGGACTTGTCCCAAGTTCCCTTAGCATACAAAGAATCGGCCGGGATTGCCGCAGCGACCTGTGGAGAAAGAATCCTAATACGAACAGGGTGATCTTTTTCCAGTTTGAGCAGTGGGAGGGGTTTCGATTCCGAAAGTTCTTCGACAGTCCAAGCCATGAGATTTCTCCTGTTCGAGATTAGTGAGGGATTATATATTATATAGGGAAAATGCTAGGAATTTTCTACTTTGGCGGGTTCCTTAACCCGAATTTTAGGAATTTCAATCCACTTATAAAAATCAGCAATGTCAGAATAAATTACCTCTTGTCCAATTGCAACTACTCTTCGCAGAAGAGTTTGTTCAATTCCCATTATGAAGAGTTGAATCATTTGAGGTAGTTCAAAATAATCCTTTATATGTGGATAAGTTGTAGCAAAATTATTCTTATCTCCGCTTTGATAATTATCTTTCGGATATGATAAATCACGGTCGAACCAAATCGCAAGAGCATCACATTTATTTGCACGAATATCAACATTTGTATTATGAAATCCAATTTCTCTAATATCTCCTCCAATTTTCAAAACACCAATTTTTCGATTTTGAAAATGAAGAGTTTTAAGGCGGGGAATATTTTCATTTTTATCCAATACACATTGAAGAGTCTCTCCACATATTCCCAACGTAGGATTAAAATGATTATAATTAATTTCAGAAGGAAAAATTGTTTTCAAATCAACTTTTGACATTCTTATCTCTTTCTTCGAGAAATTTTAAAACTAACTGTTCACGAACATATTTAGATGACACATCAATTTCTTGGTCCGGTTGTTGAAAAGCATTATTTAATTTTATCATTTTTTGCTGTTGTTTATTCTTTTTGGACATTATTTCTCCATAAAAGATTTAATAACTTGTTTTTCTAAATCTTCAAGTTCTTTTTTATACCAATTTGCTGTATTTTCATTTTCAGAATGGATAATTAGAGATTTTGTTTCCTTAATTCTTGTGTACAATTCTCTTCGTTATGTTTCCTGTAAGGTTAAAGCAGGTGATCCAACGAATTTTTCAATTTTAATTCCTTCTGTTTCTTTATTATCGCCATAGCCACCATGCCAACTAGTATTATTTCCATCATATTCAGCAGGCATTATTTTTTATCCTTTTCTTTGTTTACAATCTTTGGATATGAAGCACCGGGAACAAGAGAGTATGTATTCGGTAGGGAATCTTCAATCTCTTGTGCTTTTATAGGATTCGTTTGTCGTAATTTTTTAATTTCTTCCTCAATCTTTATTTGTGATAAACTTGCATGTTTTACGAAGAAATCTATTCCTAGTAATTCAGCAAGTTTCTTATTATTGTAATCTTTATTTTGAACATGCGTCATTTTTATATCTTTGCCGATTGAATCCAAGGAAATTCGCTCTTGATGCTCTTGTTGCATCCAATTGCGAATCACGGAATTAATTTGCTTACAACGGTCTTCCGCATATTTCTTAACAGTATTATACTTTTCATGCTCTTCCCAAATCTTATTCCAATCGACATCTCCTGTCAAGTTCACCTGTGAGGAATACAACATCATCTTTTCAAATGTTTTACAAACTTCCTTACGATGACACCATGCACACCATTTATTTTGTTTTTCTTGTGTAATTATGTAAGTTTCTTTTTCTTGTGTCGTTTTCAGCTTATCATACTCAATCCAAGTATTTACCATTTGTTGAGATATATTTTTGATATAATCAATCGTTGTTTGATGATCGAATTCACTTTCTTCGATCGAAACACAGGTTCCTTGTGCAATATATTCCCAAAGTCCTAAAATATTTTTAACGATATATCCTTGTTCTTCCAGAATCGGAACAAGTATTAAACGACAATACAGCATATATAATGCACATTGAATATTCTCAGTAACAAGTTCTTCTTTTGTAGAAGCCCATCCTGTTTTTTTGTCGATCAAGAGTAATGTTATATTTTTCGGATTTTGTAATTCTGCAATAATTGATAATTCATCAATCGCTCCCATGCACGGAAGGCACCATGAATGATGTTGAAATAAGTTTCCATCTGTATCTATAAGTTTTTGTTCTACATTCAATATTTGTTTATTCTGAATAGGAATTTTAGGATGGAAATTATTCATGCGAAACATTTGTTCACATTTATTTTTCGCATCTTTAAACATTGAGAATGATTCGGCGAATCGTTCCTCTTGACAAACCTGCTCGAAGCAAATCATCATTTGTTCTAGGGATTGTGTGTTCCAATTGTTTTCTGGTTTATAAAATTTTTCTGAAACGGCATGCACAATAGACCCAACGTCTGCTTTTTCGTTCTTTTGTTGGAGTTTAAATTCTGGATCATATCGTGTCAGATATCGCGCAGGACATTCGGAATAGTTTTGAGCTGCACTCGCGCTATTATGTTTAATCACAGAATTTATTACTCCAATGTGCGGGACCATTATTGAGGAAATTATGCAATGATCGTTCACATCTATTATTAAACATTGCAATAATAAACCAAGGAAAGAAAAATAAACATAAACACAGTATCCTGATTAGCATTAATGGTATACCAATGAGAATAATTTTTCCTGTGTAAGTCATCTCCAATTTATCTTTCTAGCATAACCAGCAAGTTTGTTTTTGATACGATTTATTTTGCGCCGTTTCGCGCCCATACCTTTATCAAATTGGCGATAGATATTAAGAATTTTCAAACGATCTTGCTCTTTTTGAGTACGCTGTTGTTTTTCGATAAAATCAATGTCTTTCATTGTACTTCCTCAAATTGTATCATTAATCTCTGTTTAGTATAATGTATATTATCCCCAGGTAAACAACTCATTGGAGAGATTGAAGTAATCCGAAATGATTTTGCGATACCATCTTCACGGATTTCAATTATTTCACCAACAGAATCTTTACCACTCCAAGCCTGTAAAGAAGAATGTAATATTGATCCAATTTCAAACATTATTTCACATATTCCTTTTCAAATGTTTTGCGATATTGCAACCATGATTCATGGAAATTCCCATTTTGTCTATTGCCGTCAAAATATGTTGGTTTTGCAACGTGCTCGAAAGAACTCCAATGACCTGATTGCTCCAAACGAACTGCTAATTCCAAATCTTTTTTTATATCTTTTATCTCGTGATTAAGATACGAAACCCTGGCACATCTTGCAACAGAGATTCTTTTTAGATATTCAGAAGAGTAGTTATTAATATCCTCTTGAGTGATAAATGGTAAATGCCATTCATTATTATCCAATTGAACAGGTTCGTTGTTTTCAATCACATAGCGAATCATTTCGGCAATATGCCTAATCGTAGGATCGGCAAGATCGGAACAACGAAGATGAAAAAAATTATTCCAATTTGTAGAACTAATAACCGTCGTAATCCAGACGAACGGTTCAAGAATCCGATTGCAAATTTGTTTGTGGCAATGTATATCATTTAATCTTTTTGCTTGTTCAATTGCTAATTGACTTGATCTTATCCAATCATTTTGTGCTTGAACAATATTTTCAATATTGTCTCCACCTTGCATACCGCTTTGGTTTTTCTGCCATTTATACGGCATAGCCGGGTTATTCTGCACCTGTTTAATAATCTTTGATATTGGAATAGCGCGAGAAGAAGCAGCGTTTCGGGAAAATTCACGATGAGTCATCATCTCTGAATGTACAAAACGCGGGTATCGTGCAGTAATCGTTGTAAGGCGTGATCCAAATTTATTTATTGAATCGGCAATTACTTTTACTTCATAACCATTAGAATCTTTCATCCAACCCAATCGTGTTCCAGGGTGACAGGTAATATTTGATTTGGTTGCTTCTTGAGAAATATAATCAAGCATTGATTAACCTACACAGTATTTCAAATATTCTAGTCATTGTATTTTATTTTACATTTTTGAAATGAAATTGCGGTATAAACTCCACAATCGGAACACTGATACATATAGGAGTTTCCGTCTTCCCCAAATTCTAGGGTATAATATGCTTTCATTGTTCCTGGGCAACCATTAGGACCGGGATGCAATCTAGAATTAGGACAAAGAGAATCTTGCCAAGGGCCGGGTAATACTTTCCCGTATTTCTCATCATCTTCAATTGGTTTTATTTCTTTTTGTTTTGTTGACGGTGTTTTTGTTGTCTTAATCGGTCCTGTTCCATTTTGATTAAAGGTCGATGGATTGATGGGCAATAATTTGAGACCCTGCAAGCCTGTGGGCGGCATAGGAAGTCCATTTTGCACCCCGGCCAATCGCAAGAGAGAATTCGGTAATTTTTGCGGTTGTCCTTGCGTTTTTTGGACTGTCTCCACGACTGCCGGGCTTTTCCCGGCTTCGGATCGCGGGGGAGAATATGCCTCCTGCATTGGGTCACAGGCAATTTCTACAAGGGTATCATCGAGAAATGCCCCGCACTCGACGCAATAAAAAAATACGCTGATTCTATTAGCCTCGTGCAAATCTTTTTCATCGCATCGAAGAGCCTGGGCATGCGAACAATCGTTCGTGCCGCTCGGGGTCGGATTTGTTGCTTCTGTTCCCATGTCATATATATAGGGATAAGTCTTCAAATCTTCTAAGCTTTTTACAATTGTAAAGACCTCTTAATAAAAGTTGACAAAATGAAAATTATTTGGGAAAGTTCTATGTAATCATAGCCAAAATGGTGAACCCGCATGTAGGCCAAGATTGGGACCCGATGCCGTCACCACGTCCCCTAAATCACCCTCGAAGGGTAGCGAAAGATTAAGGGGGTTCTCGCCGGAGATCGGCTCCGAAGCAAGAGAACCATGAGACGCCTATACATATCGGAGCCCTCGCGCGCCCGCGTCATTAAACTACCATTAAGAGCCCGGAAGGGCGAACAGGTTTCCTCCGTTAGGAGGAACCGCTCGTACGGAGCCAAAGCGTAGTACGCCAAAGCGCCACAACGCAAAGAACGCCGCCGACCTCGCGTTAGCGAGGTCTTAACGGCGTTCGTCACTATTATTTCATAATATTCGACCAGAGATTATGAAATAGGTTTTGAAGGGCGAAGCCCGAAAAACCTTTATCGAAGCGGGGTGAGCGTAGCGAACCCCTTAAGCTTCGATAACTTCCTTCGTTTCTGAAATAAATGCGATTACCATATTTCTAAAGATTTTGCTAATGAAAGAGATTTTAAATTTGTTTTAAAAGAAGAAATATATTCCTTTTATTAGATAGCAAGTAAATGAGAAAATTAGGATGATGACGAGGTAGGCGCAGTATCCAAACAAAATCGTCGTAAAAATACCTAGAGCGGGTTCTGAGATGAAAAAAGCCCACCAGGTGAGACAGAACAGCCCAATTGCTACAGTGCTGAAGAAAGCAATATATGCGATGGCTCCGATTACCCCAGGGATGCCCGTATATTCCGGTTCCGGTTCGTGTTGCCAATTCGAGAGATTCCGCCAGGCGCGATTCTTAATAAGAGAAGCGCCTGGTATATGCATGTGTTCATGGTGTCGAAGGTGTGAATGTTTCAAACAATAAGACCTATTTTAAAGTATAAATCGTTTGCCTCTTTTAAGTTTTCTTCAAAGTGGCTTCCAGCTAATCTTAATACGTTTATATGGTTTTTAAGTAAAAAACACAATAATTCTTGTTCTTTAATTGTTATTTTTTTCATTTTAATTCTCCTCTATTATTATGTGTGAATTGAAATCTTCTGAATCTTCAATTGCTTCTGAGAAATTCTCCATCCAATTTCCGAACCATTGGTTGTTAAAAATTTCTCCTTTGCATTCCCAATTTTCGGGATGCTCTTTTTGATCCAATTGTATTTCTTTTACAAATTTTATAATTTGTGTGGTGATTATTTTTCCGAATGTTTCTACGGAAATATTTTTTGGTTTTGACATTTCATTTATCCTGTTGGAATGGAAGTGTAGAAAATACTCCTCGAAGAGTATATATGCGAGAGTATATTGTTTTAGACGAACAACCTAATGTGTATGCGATAGTGTTAACTAGATTTCCTGATATTTTTTTATTAACAGGTTTAGGGCATAACGCAATTCCATTTGTTTCCCCATACATAATGAGTTGCAGAATTTGCCGATCAAGAGGTTTTAATCTTTTGAAAATATCCTCTATATATATATTTCCTAATATTTCATGTTCGAAAGATAAAGAAAGTTTTTCTGGAAAGTTATATTCATTTTCACTAATAGGAATAAATTGTGGAACAAATTTCCTATTTAAGCGAAATTCTCTAAGTAGAAAATCTCTTATATTATATATTCCAGAAGTAATACAGTATTTTTCAGGGTCGTTTTTTCCTCGCCCGTCGTCTATTATTTTCGCCCTGTCGATACCACGATTTGCCCCTAGCATGAAATATTGCGAACATTCATTTGTTATTAGATCAAGTGTTGCGAATTGTCCAGCAATTTTCCGAGAATATGAAAAGATATAATTTTTGTTTCGCTTTGTTAATGCAATTAAAAATTCATCTCGTAGGAGATTGTTATGACGAATTTTTAATAGTTGCTCGATTGTCATAATGTAATCTTATCGCATGAAATGATTAATCCGTTTTCATTTCTCACTTCAAGAAATGTTGAAAGTTTGAGTATAACAGAAACGCGCCAATTGTCATGTAATGCCTTTGACCAAAATTCATTAAGAATTTTCATGCGTTTTGCTTGAGATTCGGAACAAAAAATCTTCAATAATCGACAATCAGAACATAAGCATGCATTTTCTTTTATCCCTACGCCATATCGGCACATTTGAGAATTCTCCTATTAAAACCCTGAAAGCATTGTTTAGTCGCCTTAGATATGTGTGAATTTGAAATATAAAACGAGGGGAATCCGTCCCCTTCGCAAGCGTGAATTTTGTGACAGTATGTGCAACCGAGAAGAAATACAATTGGTTCTTTTCCTTTTTGTTGTTCCTTAATATTTTCGTCAATGTTTTTTGATGTTATTTCCCAAAAGTTTTCTTCTTTAGTTGACGATAAAATGATAGTGCCGAATTTCAAATGCTTTTCCCATTGATGCTGAACACGAAAAATAGTAGATTCTTCGGGTTCATTAATTGTGTGAAATTTTCTACGGGCAATAGCGAACCACTCCCATTTTGAGAATGGTTCGCCTCCGTTGTTCCAAGTGTATTTATACTGAGGCATGTTTTGTTCTCACTTTTCTTCCCAATTTGTTACAATTTCATTAAATTCTGAGAATCCTAAAACATCTTGAAAATGCATAGCATTCTCTCGGCAGGTTTCAAAAATTTTTAAAGCTTTTATCGAATCGGAATCATATCCGTATTCACTTGCCCAATTTTCGAAAGATATTAAAGAAGCGAATGGTCGAGAATTTTGTATCGCATCCTTTAAAATCTCTTCGAGAGTAGGACGAATAGGCCTCCCCTGTGTGTTAATATGTACGCTTCTCTTGGAATACACAACTTCATACGAGCGTTCTTTTTTATGGGTGCGCGAATGATTGTTAGGCTGCGGGTAAATTTGTGCCCAATTTGTTCCATTTTCTAAGATATGTTCACACAGGTCACAACCCCCCTTCGGGATGCGAATGATTCTTACGTTGAAATGGAAAGCTTCCTTGTCCCATTTTTTCCGTTCTGTCGATACTGCGTTCGATGCGCTGATTTTCGATTAGGATAAATCGATATTTTTTGATAACGTCTTCTGTTGAGAGCTTATCAATTTTCATTTTATTTTGTTCTTTCCAACGATCCAATTGTATTACCGTTAATATCATAATAAAAACCAGAACATTTTCCATCATTGATTCCTTCAATGATGTTTTCTAAATTTCTGATAATTTCCCTATTAGAAGACATTCTTATGATTAGTCGCATGTTATTTTCCTTCTTTCTGTTTACGGGCTTGTGCAATCATCATATCCGGAGTTACTAAGGATTCAGAAGAAAAAACAACTTCCTTAAATATCTTTGGATATTCGGCAGTTTTATGCGAAATTGATTGATGATGAGAAGTTGTGGTCGAATATTTTGTCACATTGAAGATATATCCTATTTCACTGTGAAAAGTGCGAATGCATTGCTTATAGGAATATACATCTCCAATTGTATTCTCTCGGTATGCAGAATTGCGACCGGGTAAGCCTGTTTTTGAACACATTTTAGCCATTATTTTATCTCCCCATTGAATCCGAATGAAATATGAAAAAACGGTTTCACATTCTTTTCCTTTCACATTTGTTAATAAATGCTATATCTATTTTCTTTCGAACGTCGCAGGATTCCCAAAGTTCTTGCGAAAAATGCTGTCCGTGAAATAAACAAACAGAAATGCCTTCGTCTTTGGCTATTTTCACAACCGGAACAAAATCGGAATCTCCTGTTACGAGAATCGCTTTCGTTATTTTCCCTTTTATTGCAAGGGAAAGTAAATCAATTGCAAAAAGAATATCAACTTGTTTTTGAGCAAAAGAAACAATATTGTTTTCTTTAATGCAAATAAGCTTTCCCAATCGAACCTCATACCTTGGGATATGGCGTAAAATTGTATAAAATTTATTTGCTTTATGAATTTTATCGTGCTCTTCGAATGTTGGATTAACAGGTTCAAACGGCAATGAATGATAGTAATAAGTGCGAAACAATTCTTTTTGACATAATTCTAATGAGAATTTTTCAAAATTCAATTGCTTTGCAGGGTAATCTTTCATTACTTCATTTAGGTAGCCTCCGTCAATAAAGACGGCTGTTCTATTTATCATATATTGTTTCTTCTCCAAAGGAATGAGAATGAAAAGTGGAAAATCGCATTCATAATTTAGGTTTATTATGATCGATATGGGATGAGTATTTTATTCCATTTACTGTTATTGTATTTCCTTTCGGAACGATACCATTGTTATACTGTGCCAACGATTCGCGGCATGTACGATAACGATAAGATGACCATTGATAATTTCTTGACATTGAATTGGATGGTCCAATATACATATCAATTTTAGGATTCTTCATTAAAGTATTTCTCCTTTTTATCCCAATATGTTTCTTTTTCTATATTTAGGCATTTGCAATAATCCCCATTATTTCATTATATAACCAATCATAACTAATAGGGGATTGCATTTTTTCTTTGTTTGTTTCAGCCGAAAAAAATGCAATCCCGTTAATGACTTCTGAATTTGTTGATTGACATTGAATGATCGTTCTATTGTTATTCCTTACAATTGAAACTGAAACATTTAGCAAATAGCAGTGCGAATCTTTTTCATTTGCTAAGACACTAATGATTTGATTATATCGAATAACGCGATTCGTTGACGATCCACATTGAATAGTTAGTTCCTGTTCGGAGTTAAATTTTCGAATCAGTCCTACATATATTTTGCCGTCGGCAATAAAATGAACCTGGGTGCCTATCACCCTGGGAATTTTATTGCTTGGCACGGCAGGTAAGCCGGACATACCCGCCAGGCTTGGCGAATTTTCCATGTGTTAGCTCCTTTTATAGTTCTTGTATTTTGTCACATTCCTGAGGAAATTGCAATACCCGCGTTTCTTCCTTATATAGGATTGTTTTTGAAACAATGTAATAAACAGGTTAAGCGAGCGAAAACAAACCCCAAAAGACTTGCGAATTGAATTGAGGCATGCTAAGATACGTTCATCTCGCGGGTAAATACCCGCACACTATAGGAGAGTTTTCCAAATGAAATTCCATCCCAAGGGTTCCGTCTCAGTCAATGCTACGCTTATCCCGGTCGGAGCGATTCCTGGCCAAACCGAGGCCGTTTTTCAGGTGGAGGCGGACGAACGGGCGGGTGTTGCCGCCGGGTATTACCTCGCCTCAGAATTCTTGGCGTCTTATCAGCTAGGCCCGGCGTCCGGCAAATCCACTGCTTCTTCGGTTGCGGAACGCGCCGCCGTTGAGGCGTTGACGGTTGCACCGCAGCACCATAAGTAATACGCGGGAGGAGTGAAGCCCTCGGCATAATAAAAAAGCCCCTCACAGAACCAGGGGCTTTTTTATTATGCAACGCATTTGCAGGTTTTATATCCCCATCGGCGAGCGCCGATTGTCCCCTTACATCGAGGGCACAATTCCGGAGCGAATTGAGCGCCGCGAAAAGACGGACGCGATTCGTGCATCGGGTCTTGTAGGCCAAGCGCATGAGGTATTTTTCGTTCTCTGTTTTGCACAATTTTTGCCAATTGGCATGATTAATCCGTTTTCATTTTTCACACCCTGAAGGGCGAACTTCATTTTCTTGTTGCATATTTCGCAACGCAAGAAGTTTTCCATGGTACTTTCCCTTTCCTGATATATTCTATGTTTTCCTGATATATTTGTCTATTGTTTTTTATTGCGTTTTCTTTACAAGAAAGGATGTCACAGTCCTAAAGTTTTGCGCTATAATGCCGATACATTTCTTAGAAAGAGAGAAAATATGACACAGAAAACATGGGCTGATATGACCCCCGCCGAACGCCTCGAAGCGATTCGCGCGACGACCCCCGCTGACATGATAGACGA